ATGCCCCGCTTACCTTTGCTGTCGCTCACGCTGCCTGTCGCCCTTCTTGCGGGGGCTTGCGATAGGGAAACCGCCGGGGAGGCGCAACAGCAGGAAAACTCCGCCGCGGCAAAGGCCGACGCGAGCGCGGAAGAACTCACCGGCACGCTCGACCGCAGCCATGCCGGAGAGCCGATCCCGGCCGTCACCGTCACCGACCCATCCGGCGCCAGCCTTGTGCTTGCCGAAACGCGGGGCAAGCCGGTCCTGCTCAACTTGTGGGCGACCTGGTGCGCACCGTGCGTGACCGAGATGCCGCTACTCGACCGGCTCGCCGCCGATCTCGGCGACGAGGTCCGCGTGCTGACCGTGAGCGAGGACATGAAGGGCGCGGAACTCGTCGCGCCGTTCTTCGCCGAGCGCGATCTCCCCAACCTGCCGCAATGGATGGACCCGAAGAACGATCTCGCCTTCGCGTTCGATGGCGGTGCGAGCCTGCCGCTGACTGTGCTATATGATGCGGAGGGCAAGGAAGTGTGGCGGGTGCTCGGCGGCTACGACTGGTCGAGCGCGGAAGCGCGCACGCTGATCGAGGAGGCTTTGCCGGCCACATGACCGAAGCCGCGTCCCAGTTCGCCCGCGATCTTGCCGCCTCGCGCGGACGGCGCCAGGCGCTGGGTCTGCTGGGCACGGCGATCGGCGGCACGTTCCTGGCGGCGTGCGGCAGCCGGGCCAACGGCCAGGGAGCGGCGCGATGCCTCGCCACGCCGGCTGAGACTGCCGGCCCCTTCCCCGGGGACGGAACGCAAAGGCGCGGCGGCATCAACGTGCTCGACAAGGACGGCGTCCTCCGCAGCGACATCCGCAGCAGCTTCGCCGGGCTGGAGGGCACGGCCGAGGGCGTGCCGCTCGACCTGGAGATCGCGCTTGTCGGCACCGCCGGGGGCTGTGCACCGCTGGCCGGCTGGGCGGTCTACTTGTGGCAGAACGACGCGCGCGGCGAGTACTCGCTCTACACCCTGCCCGAAGCGAACTACTTGCGCGGCCTGCAGCAAAGCGGCGACGACGGCACGCTCCGCTTCCGCACGATCGTGCCGGGCTGCTACGGCGGGCGCTATCCGCACATCCATTTCGAAGTGTTCTCCAGCGCCGAGGCGGCGATCAGCGGCGAACCCGGCCTGCTGGTCTCGCAATTCGCGCTGCCGGCGGCGGAGTGCCGCGCGGTCTATGCCGCGGACGAGCGATACGGCGACAGCCTGGCCAATCTCGGGCGCTTGCCGGTCACCCGCGACTTCGTGTTCCGCGATGCGAGCGAGGAAGTCCTGGCCCTGCAGACGATCGCGCTCGCGGGAGACGGGAACGCCGGCTTCCGCGGCAATGCGACGGTGGGCCTGGCTCACTAAGGGTGATCGGCCGCCTTGGACGGACTGCGTGCGTTACGGCAACTCGGCCTCGCCATGACAAAGCGCTCCAAGGTCACAATCACCCTGCAAGCGACCCAAAGCTCTTCTTTTCGGCGCCCCCGCGCAGGCGGCGGCCCAGATACGCTCTCCGCTGGTACCTCCGCCTGCCAGTCGCGCGTGTCCGCTCCGGCTCCGGCTCCGGCTCCGGGTCCGGCGCCACCGCTCAAGGGCGGAGATGACGGATGCGCGCCTGCCTTCGCAGGGGCGACGAGCTTTTGCGTTCTGTTTGGATCGCCCGGCGTGATCGAACTTCAGCCCGACACTGCAGCCGACGAAGCGCTACCCAGCGGGTTGATCACGATGGGCGGCCGGGCGTGGTGGGCGGTGACGGGCTCGAACCGCCGACCCTCTCGGTGTAAAGGGAAGGCAGGCGTTCTAAACGGCGGAAACCCGTCACCTTGCAGAAGAATGGAAGGCGAACTTATGGCGAACGTAACGGAATTTGCTGACCAGATGCTGTCCACCTCTGCGGAACTGGAGCAGCTTTTGCGCTCGCTTCTGCGAGGCAAACACTCGTCGTTGTCGCTGAGCTTCAACGAAGGCAACGGGCCTAACTACCAGACCGTCGCCGAAGAGGATGAAGACGGCAGCGGCCACGGCGATTGGATCAGCGAGGCAGAGCGCGAAAAGGGAATACGCGAGAACTCCAAGTGGGTTCTGCAATGGTATCCCGAAACGCCTGTCGGCTTCTGCGCACTGGCGGCATCATCGCTTCCAGCATTGATCGAGGCTGTTCGCGATCACCTAAAGGAGAACCCCGATGGATGAGGTAGAGAACGAGCGAGCGGCGGTGGTCGCTTGGCTGCGGAAGGACGTAAGCATGGAAGCCGTGCGCATGATGTTGGCGGCGGGACTTCCCGGCGGCACCCGAACGCAGCGAACCAAGGCTGCTGCCTTCGCGGAAGGTTTGGCACACGGCGCGAAGTCGATTGCTGATGCTATCGAGCGCGGCGATCACAGGGAGAAGCAGCGATGACCGCAGTTATAGCAACATCCTGCTATAACTGGTTAAACTCCGTTTAGGCTGGGGAGAAGCAACGATGACCGAGTGGCGGGATATTGAGACAGCGCCGAAGGATGAACTGATCCTGCTGTATGACAACGGGGCGATGCGCTTGGCGTTCTGGGAGGGCGGCAAATGGACCCAGCCAGCAGTGCCCGTCCTGCAAAACCAATTTGGCGACTACCTCGGCGCTGGCGACATCGGCAGGCCTGAATTGAAGCTGGTGCTTTCAGATTGTCTCTATGCGCCCAGCCACTGGATGCCCTTACCGGAGGCCCCTACTCAGTAACCCCCTCGGCCCAATCCCCGAGCCACGCCAGCTTCCCGTTCGCAGCCCGCAGCGCCGTCACAAGGTCGATCAAGTAGCCGGCGACATCCGCATCCGTGCTGCCCTCGGGCACCTTCGGTTCTAACACAGGTTGGAACCGTTCAGCCGGGGGAACACTGATCTCCACGCTCTTGGGCGCGCAGGCAGTCGAGGACGCGGCTAACGCTAGGGCCAGCAGGCAGGTTCGTTTCATCGGGGGTGTCCTTGATTGCATCCTCGCGGGCTTGCACCAGCTCCTCGGTCTGACGGTCGCGCACCACGCGGCGCTGTTCGTCGTTGCGGTTGGCGGTGCGTTCGCTCTCTAGGACGCGCTCCGTCACCTTGGCGCGGGTGTCCGCCCGATCCTGGCGCACGGCTTCCTCGCGGGTGTGGTCGAGATATATCAAAAATGAGATAATCGCGGCGGCACAGGCGAGGCTGTACCACACCCACGCGGGGGCTGAACGGATGGCGGCCCACAGTGGAATAAGCATTGCGGGAATCTCCGAAATATGTTAGCGCGGGCATGTCGCTAGGGAGGGCCGAATGAGCAGAACCCCGTACATTATCTTAGCCGCACTCGCACTGGCGGGTTGCGCAGATGAGCCGCAGGAGCCGCGCAAGGTGACGGTCTACTACACCAACGCCGAGGGCAATCCGCGTACAGCGGTAATGGAGCGCATCCCGCGCGGCATGTTCTACGTCTGCAAGGGCGGCACCCGCAGCAAGGAGCCGTGCGCGGAGCCGGCGGGCGGCATCGTGAACACATCCGAGATGGTACCGTTTCCGCCTTGGCGTGAAACGAACTAAACGAACTCCTCACCGCAATCGGGGCATGACCAGCGGGTTTCTGACTTACCGCCCCCGAGCCGGTGAATATGCGGTGACAGATATTGCCGGGTGCCGGATGCGTCGGAACATATACCGCACCAGGGTTGATCGAGTTGCGCCTTGGCAGCCTTGAACGCGGCGAACGAGACGACGGTCATTCCTTCACCTCATTCGCCCGGCTTTGCGCGGCGTCGGCCACGGTTTGTGCGGCATCGCTTTGGTCGGTGATCTCCAGCCCGTCCCTGCCTACCTTGTAGGATCGTTTGACCAATAGCGCGCCAAGTCCGCTAATCACAGCAAACACCTGCACATGGGCGCAAAGGGCTAAATAGAAGGCGTGGTCGGGCTGGTTGCGGGTGAGATAAACACCGACCCCCGCAAAGCCGGTAAAGACGAGCGCTGCGCCCCAGAGGGCCACTAGCGACCACGCGCGCCGACCGTCAGGGGTCGTTATCGTTGGGATGATTGGCACAGCGCATCTCCTGCATGAAGTCTAAGGGGTCCTTCGCCCCCTTGCGGAGATTGCATCCGGGGCACGCAACAGTCAGGTTGCTGAGTGCGTGCCAGCCCCCGAGGGCGAGCGGGACGAAGTGATCAATGTGGTATTCGCTGGCGCAGTCGCCGTCACAATAGAAACAGGTGCGGGGCTGCGCATCGAGCCATGCTAGATACTCATCGAGTGGAATGTAGCCCTGCGCACGGCGCGCCCGCTGACGCTCTGCATGTCTGACACGATATTCTAGACGCGACTTGTGCAGCCTCGCCGTTTCTTTCTGGCGCTCGGGGTTGTTGGCGCGCCATCGCTTAGTCGCCTCGTCGTGACGATCCTTATTCCGCTCCCGCCAGAGGCGACTGGTTTCTGCCCGCTGTTCCGCGTTGTTCTCCCGCCACCGCCGCGTTGCCGCATCCTGAACATGTTGGTTGCTCGCCCGCCAGCGATGCTTACGCGAAGATTCTTTTTCAGGGTTTTCAGTACGCCAGCGCAAATTCTCGCTAGAGGCGCATTCGCGACAGCGGCTCTGCAGGCCATCTTTTGCCGCAGTCGCCTTATTGAAGGCCGTCAGGGGGCGCTGCTCACAGCAAAGGGAGCACCGCTTGCGGTGGGATGATGTTGCGGGTAAATCTGTGGTAGCCATGCGATGCTAATCCCATCGTTGCGGTCAGGGTCGGAACGGGTCTAGACCACCCGTTTCGGCCCGCTTGTTCTACCACTGTTCTCCCTGGTCAGCAAGTTGGCTAGAGAGGATGATCCCCCGGCCATCCGTGGGCTGCATGGGAAATTTCGTGGCAGAGGATGCGGGCCGTCTCGTCGATCTCGCCGCGCAGGCATGGGTCCGGCAGCACAACAAGCGTTCGGCCCAGCCAGTCGGTTTTCGCGCAGCCCTTCAGCTCCAGCCTTTTCGGCACATCGGTCCCGCAGGTGCCGACGAGCTGGTCAGGGCGGACCACTTGAACCGTCACCGTCGCCGGCCCGCGCAATCGTTCTGGCGGCATCCCCGCATAGTAGGGGGTGCCGGGACCGGTCAGCAGAGCGGCGACGGCGAAGAAGCAGGATTTCACATCCGCCTCACCGCCTTGGGATGCCAAGGAACAGTGCCCGCTCCGCTTCGCGTCTCCTTGCTAGGCCGCGCATGTGCTTGCCGTTGGCATAGGTCCACCTCAAGAATTCGTCAGCAGCCCCAGCTACGTTCCCATCCCTGAATTTTCTTAGAAGGGTGGATTCCTCAAGACGGCCTTCTCCAAGATTATACGCAAAGCTCACTAGGGCGCTTTTCTCGCGGGGCTTGATCGGCACGCCGTCAACCAGCTTGTCCACGGCAGGCCCGAACCGCTCGGTTAGATCAGACAGGAGCCGCGCGTTGCATTGCGCTTGCGTCCAGACGATGCCCTTCGACACATCGGGGCCGGTCGAGCCGTAGCCGATGGTCCACGGTTTCGCGCCGGTTGCTGGATCGGGGTATGCCTGCACCAGCCCATCGGGCAGCACCTTGTGGCATCCTTCAAATTCTCGGATGATCTTGTCGGCCTTGACCAACCAGCCATCGACAGGCGAGTCTTTCCCAAGGCCGCAAAACGCTTCCCTAATGCCCATAGGACTTCTCCGATGATGTGGGGGGTTAGTCTTCTTGTGGAAGCAGCACGCTCCGCAGGTGGCAGAGCGTAAGGAACTGGCTGCGGATCATCGCCTCGGCTGCCCGCACGATCACCCGGTCTTCCCCGCCTAGCCGCAGGTGCAGTTCATAGAGCTGCTTTTGCAGGGCTATGGGGTCGGGTTTGCGGTCGGCGTCCAGTTGCCGCACCGATGCCAACAGGCGGTCCTTGGTCTTGCCTTCCGGCGGCCAGTCACTCATCGCCGGTCGCGTCGAGCACCGGACACGTTGCCGCCACCCGGATTGCTTCGTCGCGCTCCTCTTGCTGCTTATCCTGCCATGCGACGTAATCGGGGATGGCGTCTGCGCCTCTCCAGAAGAAGGGTGGGTTGTTCATGCGGCCTCCAGCATCTCAAGCGTGACGTTGTTCGCGCCCGCCCATCCGTTGCGCTTGTGGTAGTGGGTTGCTGTGATCTCGCGTTCCGACCACCAGCCCCCGCGCGCTGCGTAGGCGTCCCGTGCGGCAAGGGTCGGGTGCTGCGTAACCCGCGCGCCCGTGTGGTCCTTCTCTTCCCGGTGGTGGCGGTGCCCGGTGTGGATGTAGACCTTCGGGCAGCGGCCCCACTGTTCGCGGAACTGTGCGGCGAACAGGGCTGGAAGCTGGGCGTTCTTCTGGAGGTGGCCGTGATGGAATCCCAGCAGGTTCACTCCCCACTCGATTGCGTAATAAGGCAGTTCGCTTTCGTGGACCGCAATACGTGGCTCGTTCTCGTACAGCGCGGCGAACAGCTTGCGCAGCCACAGGGACGAGGCGAGATCGTGATTGCCTTCGCAGATGAGCAGCGTGACCTTCGGGTGCTTCGTGAGCGCCTGTGCCACTAGCTGGCGGATCAAGCGGATCGCCACGTCCACCACCTTGCCGAAGCGTCCGTCTGCGTCTAGGATATGCCCGTGCTGCGGAGTGATGGCCGACAAGCCGTCGAAGTGGAGGAAATCACCTTGTATATTTACAATGGCGCGTTCGGAGCATGGGGCGCCAGCGGTCAGCGCGGCCATTGCCTTGACCCCCATCTCCTCGGCTATCTGCAAGTCCCAATCGGCCCCACCTTCCTTGTGCCAGGCGAGCATCCCGACGTGGTAGTCGGTGAACGTGTAGAGGGTCAGTAGATTGGCCTGTGCGGCCTCTGGGGCGACGATTGCAGCGCACGGGGTCACTTCCCCCGCCATCGCCTCCACAGCCGTTCTGAGGGCTTCCAGCGCAGCTTCCTGATCACGGCTCGTCTTGACCCACTGCTGCTTGATGTTCCCATCCGCGTCGTAGAGCGTGGAGACGCCCTTGGCGATGTGGCCTTCCGGCGTGCGGTCGTCCACTTGCTTGCGGAGTTCTTCGGGGAAGCGTTCCTTCGCCTTCTTGATGCGGCTCTGTAGCGTCGTCCTGTTTAGGTTCAGCCTGCGCGTTGCTTCCGCAAGGCCGTATTCGCTGGCAACCCGTAGGGCCTCCAGCAGCTCATCATCAGGTGTGGGTGGCGTCGGGATAGTGGCCTCCTGCAATGGCGACCCGAAGGCCGGGTGTTATTTCAGAGTATTTTCTCGGCCCACTTGGCGAGCGTTGCGCCCAAGGCACCGCCAGCCAGGCCAACACCGACAAGCAGCCCGACGCCCCGGTTCTTGAGGGCGGCGAGATCTGCCACGTCGGCGCGCATGTCGCCCTCCAGCACGTCCATCTTGCGGTCCACGCGCTCCAGGATCGCCTCGATCCGGGCCAGGCGTTCGGCGTTGGTCATTACGCCATCAACTTTGCGGTCTTGAGCGAGTTCACCAGTGCGTCGAACTCGGCCTTGGTGGGGGTTGCGCCGGCCGCGAGGGCAACAGACGCGGCCCGTGCCGCACCGATGATGCCGAACGGCTCCCAGGTGCCGGGGCTACCCGATACCGTGCAGATCCACCCGGTCGCTTCAGCCGCAGCCGGGCCAGCGTTCCACACCACATCGCCAACCAGCCACGCACCGGCACTTGGCACGGCGTTGCGGTACTCGGGGAACTTGTAGCTGCCGGGGATCGGCGGAAAGCCGTTGGTGTAGGCCCGGATCGCGGCACACTTGAGCGTCACCGCCGTGTCCGTCGAGCCGGCGAGCTGGCGCATGTAGAAGGTCATCAGCTCGTTGTTCGAGCGGGGGATGTAGGTGCCGTAGAGCCGCCACCCGTTGCTGTAGGTAATCAGCAACTTGGGCGTGCAGGTTCCGCTGCCCGTGGTGATCAGCCGCAGATCGAAGTTCGTCTCACCAACCGGCTTGATGAGGAACGTCAGATAGAGGTTGGTGTGAACCGTCTCCGTGTTGCGGATCTTGAAGTTGTACGACATCTGGTTCTCGGTCGCCGCCGTACCAGCGCCGCGCGTCAGCGTCTCACAGGTGTTGCCGATGAACCCGTCGGTGGTGACGGAGATGGTCCCGCCGGCCGGAGAATGGCCGCGACCGGGCAGGCCGTAACGGTTGGAGGGCGACTCCCTGGTGGTGTATTGCTCCAGCTCGATCTCGTCGCAGGTGCCGTAGGCTGTGGTAATGCCGAACGACATCGACGAACTGCTGCCGGCGCGGTCGGTGTTCTCATCGAGGGTGATGTGCGGCGTATAGCCGTAGGTGCTGGAGCCGATGCGGGTCCCGCCGCCGTTGGCGTTGAGGCTGGCCATTTCCATGAAGGCGGGGGTGGACCCAAACGCCTCGACGTAGGGCTTCTCGACCACATGCCCGGCCGAGGAGTGCTTGTAGATCGCATTCGTGACCGACACTTCAACAGACCCGCCGATGTCCGAGCAGCCCGATACCGTCGCGCCGTCGAAGATCACCGCGTACTGGACGGTCGATTGCAGCGAGGTCGGCGGGAACTGGCTGCTGTGGGACCAGTTGCAGTTGACCGCCGAGCCGGCAGAGGTCGGACGCCAACTTAGCTGGCAGTCGCGGGTGAAGCAGTTGGTCAGGTTGTTGTAGAAGGCGTAGCCCGTGGCGAGCGTGAAGCGGAAGGCTTCGCCGTACCAGAAATTGACCACACCCACGTTCTCGAACCGCGAGTGGGTGGAGTTCTCGAAGTTGAAGCAATGCCGCGCGTTGGTGTTGACGCCGGCGATGGTGCTGCCGCCGCGACCGTCCGCCCAGCTTGTGCCGTCGAAGGCCACCGTGACCAGGAAGTTGCGCCCGACAACCGAGAAGACCGCCTTGGACAGCGAGCCGCCGGTCGCGTTGTGCTTGCCGACCATGTAGTCGCTGTTCGCCACCGCCGGGTCGAACACGAACCGGGTGCCCCAGCCGGTGCCTTCCTCGACAATGTTGGAGGGCCGGTAGAGCGTGGCCGTGGTGCGGAACACGCCCGCTGGATAGCGCAGGACGCAGCCCGCCGCGCTCGCCGTGGCAAAGTTGTTGCTGCTGCCGGCGGTGATCGCGCCGATGTGGTCGAACGCCCGCTGGCGGATGGTCGTCACATCGTAGTTGTCTGGATCGGCAAGCCAGGAAACCTTCTCTGCCGCAGTGAAGAAGTCGAAGATAGACACCACGTCCATGTTGATGTCGTGCTGCGTCCGTGGACCGGCCCCGGTGAAGTCCTTGGTGTCACCGATCAGGGCGGCTCCGGTGCTCGATGCGAGACCCGATGCGCGAACAACGCCGCCATCGTAAGGGTCGGAATCGTCCACCGTGCCATCTGGGTAAACAATCCGGCGGCGGTAGGTGACCGTGGAATCAAGATAGATGTCAGGCACTGCCGCCCCGGCTGCCACGACAATGGGGCTGGAATGTTCGGTGTCGAGCGCAGAGCTGGTGTAAACCGCCGCAGGGGTCAGCGTGCCCGTGGTGTAGAAATAAATGCTCGCACCATCGGCAATGCCGTTGCTGTCGATGAGGCGGCGCTGATCGAGCGTGTGGAAGATTGCGGCCATTTACGGGTGCCCCATATGGAAACGGCGGCCCTTGGGGACCGCCGCGTGGTGTGTTATGTCTGTGGTGTGAGAGAGCTTATTCAGAGTTGGCCACTGGCCGACCAAGCCGTCGCAGTGGCGCTCGTTGCCGCCGTCCTTGTGGTGCCGTTCTTACTTGTCGCTGTCAGCAAGCAACTGGACCGCATCATCGAACTTCTTACGCGAAGATGAAGATATGGCACGCCCTGCTAGTGGTTGGGCTGGTCTTCTGGCTGATCCCAACGCGGGCGCAGCGCCTTGCCCTATTTGCTTTATTGATCGGGGTCGTCTGGCCCCTCGCCTGGTGAAGCCGCCACGTTGCCGACTTTGGGCAGGTTGTCATTCGCCGCCCGCGTAAACAGGCCGATCTCATTGGCGATGGCCGGTTCCGCGCGGGCGATGCCCGCTAGCTTGCCGACATAAGCCCTCTGTGCTGCTGGATTAGCGGTCTTCGGAGCACCAGCCAGCCACCGCGCGAAGCGAGGCGAGGCCATCAGCTTGCCAACCGAGTACTGCGCCGCGCCGCCACCGATTGCTGCGAGTGGGTTAACCCACCACAGAAGCGGTGAGATAGCCACCTGAACGCCGATAGCCCTCGCCGTGTTTGATGTGTTTGCCGCCGCGCCCGCCTGCTTCACGCCGCGCGAGACGACCGCCAACTTGTTCAACGCATCAACCGTCTCTGGCGGAAAGGCCGCGCGGCGGGCTTGCGGGCTAAGGTTGTTCCAGTTGGTCAGGAATGTGTTGAACGAAAACCCCGTGCCATCCACAATCTCCGCCGCACCCTTTGTCGGCTGCCCCATGCGATTGATGAGTGTGGCGGCAACCGAACGTGTCTCACCCTTGGGCATGGCCTGGAACAGTTGGCGCAGCCGCGCGCCGTTGCCCGTCTTGGGGTTGGCCATATTTTCAAGCGCGGTGACAATCTGCTCGCCGCTGCGAGGGGCGTTCTTGCCAAGGATAGGTTCTAGTACATCGTCAATGGTTTCAACGCGCTTCTTCCAGAAGGCATTGGCGGTTTTGAGCGCCCCGGCTGCGTTCTGTTTGCCTGCCGCTGCAAGGCCGTCGTACATGTCGCCAGTGGCCGCCTCCAGAATGTCTCCGAACACCTTGTCTGTGGCAGAGCCGCGCAGGCCCCGTTCGGTCAGGCTTTCACGAAGGGCGGTGCGGGTCTGGCGGATGCCTTCAATCTCGAACTTACCCGCAGCCATCTTGTCGCGCAGGCTCTTAACGTCCTTGTAGAGTTGCCCCTCCGTGCCATCGACACTCTTGCCTAGCTTCGCCAGCCATTCGTCGGCCTTCGCCACAGCTTGCGGGAGCGGCAGAGCCTCGCCGTCAGCCATACGGTCAGCGCGGGTGTAGAGTTTGCCCCCGATCTCCGATGTGCGCCGCGAGTAGACGTTGGCGGCCTTCCGCACGACTTCGCCGGCCTGGTCGTCGGGAAGCGCCTGTCCTGTGGCAGAGGAAATGCGGCTGCGAGCTTTGCCGCCAGCGTCCTCCATTGCGCCGACAGCCTTGGCAATCGGGGCGTCCGAAATGAAGCCCTGCCGCGCTCCTGCCGTCACTGCCCGCGACACCGGCCCGCCGGTTACAGCGGGGATCGTCGGGATGCGGAGATCGTCCGCCGACTGCTGCACCTCGGCCCCGGCCACACGAGCGGGCGAGCGGCGGTTTGCCAGCGTGTTGCCGATAGCCTGCCCTCCAACGGCGAGCGTACCGCCTGCGACTGCGCCCAGCGCGGCATTGGTCACGCTACCTTCCAGACCCTCGCCGTAGCCAAAGCCGCCAACGCCGCCGACCGTTGCGCCTTCGATGCCTGCGGAGCGGGTCATCTGTGACTGGACTGCGCCGCGCGTTACCGGAGCACCGCGAGCGGCCACGGAACGCCCGGCGGACAGTGCGTTGCCGATGCCGGAAGTGATCCGGCCAAGCCCGCCGCCGCCTGCCACCTCTGCGACGGTTCCGCCCCAGCCAAGCTTGTTGCGTGCCTGATCGATGCGGTGCTGTTCAGTGTCCCTGCCGAGTTGGTAATTGCGCTGGATACTGCCGAGACTCAGATCGCCCTTGAGCGCCCCGCTAATAATCTGCCCAATGCCGCTGGCTTCATCAGTTAGGCCAAGCGACATGCCATGCCGGGCAAGGTCTGCAACGCCATATTCACCGGTGATGTCATTCAGGCGGTCAGCCTCATTGAGAACTGCTGGATCTTCGCCGGGCGCTGCCGCGAAGTGGCCCAACTGATTGCCTTGAGCATCGAACCCGGTCCCGCCCTGCGGCCCGAGCGGGTTCCCCTGCTCGTCGTAAACCTCTTGGCCCCACAGGCCGCGCGACTGCTCGGCGGACGTGGCGTCGCCTTCCTCGCCAGCTTGCGGCAGCTGGATGCCCGAAACGGCGGCCATCCGAGACTTCACCTGCTCCCACGCGGCAAGCCTTTGTGCGGCGGGAACGGTCGGATCGGCAATGTTGCCAACACGCTCAACGATAAACTCGCGGTCGCTGTTCGAGATTTGCGAACCGAGGCTGCCCCCCGTCATCTGCAACGTGAGGTCGCTGGCAATCGTCTTGAGCTTGCCGATGTCCTCCATGCCATCGGTGGCGTCGCCGGTAACGAAGCCATAAGCACTTGCCGCCGCGCTTTGAAGCCCACCGCTGGTGGAGCCGCGAATGAGATCGGCAACGGGATCGTCCCCCGTCTCGATGTTCACCCCCGCAGCCGTCAGTAGCGAAAGAGCGTTCCTCGCGTTCTCGGAGGACTTATCGGCCTTACTTCCGGGGATCACAGAAGCGCTGCCGTCCGGGTTGAGGCGATACCCTTCCCCTGGGTTCGGCTTGCCGGGCTTGGGCTGGTTCTGCGGCGCGGTCGGATCAGCGGGACCGCCGGGGATGGGCAACAGCCCGCCGGGGCCGCCCTGATATCCACTCGGCGGATCATACCGAGGCTCGGGCTTCGGCGTCCCCGGAATGAATGCAGGGGGGCTGCTTGTGGTGGGCGCTGCGGGCGCGGCTCCGCCAGCGGGGGTCCACTGGCCGTTGCGGAGGACGAGCTTTTCGCCTGTCTGCGGATTGGTCGCGGTAGGTTCAAGCGCCATTTAGCGGCCCCCTGGCTCGATATGGACGTGGTCGCCCTCGTTGATGACTTGCAGGCCGGGGTTCAGGCGGCGCAGTTCGGCTGCGTAGGCGTTCATGCTCATCCCGCGCGGCGGGACACTATCGACCGCCAGCGGCTTGCCATCGACACCCTTGCGAGTGTGGTAGCTGTTAGGAACGCCGCCGACGCGCTTGTTGTGTTCCGGCGTCCGGTAGGTTGATGTCACGCCACTTTGGTTCACGCCTCTAGGGGCGAAAGGTGCCCGGCGCGGACGCCGGACCTCCTTCATCCAGAACGAACCCCGGAGGTGGGGCCGGGATGTTGCCAAAGTTCTGCGGCTGACCGCCCTCTTGGATTGGCTGCCCGAACTGGAACCCAGCAAGGCCAGCCTCGCCAATCGGCGTGTATTTCGGCTGCTGGAACTGCTGATATTCCTTCATCTGCCCAGCCTTGGCGACCACCGAGTTGAGTGTTTGCGGATCGTACTGACCGAGGAATTGCCCCAGCCCGTCGAAGCCCATCTGCATTCCCTGCTGGATGTAGGCGTCCCATGCGGCGGGCTGTTGCTCGGGCGGAAGCTGCACAATCTGAAAGGCCGCGTTGGAGATGAACTCGTAACCCTCCAGCGCCTTGTCTGCCTGCCGGTCGTCCAGTTTGATGGCTGTGTCGAGATCCACGCCCCACAGCCCTAGGAGCGCCCCCTTGTCGCCCTGTGCGGCCCTTGCGGCGAGCTGGCGGGTCTGTTCCTCAAGCTGCGTCTTGCGCACCGTTTCGGCCCGCTCGTTTTCGTACTGGCCGAGCTTGATCCCCATTTCAGGATCGTGCTGCGCAACCATCGCCGCGCCTTGTGCACTCGGGTTCTGTGCATACTGCGCCAGCGCGTTACGGGTTTCCAGCTTGCGGCGCTGGTCCATGCCTTCCTGGAACGATTGCTGGATGCCCTGCCCGATGGCGTTGGGGTTCATCAGCCCCGCGAGCACGTTCATAGTCCGGTCCCCCGCAGGTTCATTCCGAAGCCGGCAGCGCCGCCGCCCATTCCGCCCATTCCGCCCCCGTAAGCGAGGCCGCCCATGACCCCGCCCAGCGCGTTGCCGATGCCCCCGATCATGGCGTTGGAATTGTTGGCCCGTGCCACCGCTGAATTGGCGAGGTTGTTGCCCTGCGCGATGGCGAGATTGCCGGTGTTGTTGGCATAATTGGTGTTGACGCCGGACATCGCATTGGCCGCCCCGGCGGTGAGCATCTGCTGGTCGCCAAGATAGCCCATGTAATTGCCGAACTCGGCGCTCGCCATGCCCTGCCGGTAGTCATCGAGGCCTTTCAGGGCAGCGCCCGATTGCAGCACGCCCGCCCCGGCGAACCCGGAGTTAAGCGCGTCCATGCCTTCGTTCACCCGGAACTGGTAGCCGGTGGAATTGCGGAACATGTCGAACGCATCGCTGGCGGCGGCCTGCGGGCTTTGCCCCGGCTGTGCCGCTTGCGCCTGCTGTTGCTGCTGTGTGGGCTGCTGCTGCATCGGCACACCGCGCGGAACCGTGTTCCAGCCCATCCTGTTGAAGCCCGGTTCGCCGCCCAGCGCGTTGAACGGGGATTGTTGCATCGGCTGCTGCGTCGGGAATGAATGCTGCGCCGCCTGTTGCGGAGCCTGCACCCCGCCAAGCCCAAGCAGGGCGTTGCGCGCGTTGATCGCGGGCATCCCGGCGTTGTAGATCGGCTGTTGCAACGCAAGGTTCTGCTGCCGCGCCTCGCGCTGTGCGGCGACCGCCTCGGTGTTGGATTGCGTCTGTGCCGCCGTGGCCTTGTTGATCGCCTTGCTGTTCTTGGAGCCGGCGATAGCACTGCCAACCCCGCCAATCACGGCAGAGCCGATCAGGGCGGTGCCCATGCTAATTCCTACCATCAGAGTTTCCTTATGAAAGTCCGGTCGAACGGTTCGTAACCGAGCCGGCGGTAGATCTTCGCCGTGCGCTCTGGCTCCATGCCTTCGATTGCCATCATGGCGCTGTGGGTCGCTCCAAGCGCCTCAGCTTGCTTGTGGGCAGCATCGAGCAGCCTGCGCCCCTCCAGCCCCTCGGAACGCCAGAAAAGCTCCTGAAACACGACACAGGAGGAATTGAACGGGTGCGGATAAACCAGCCCGCCAATCATGCTTTTCTCACCCAGCAGCAGGATGCCGTTGTCGTTCTCGATCATGCTGGTGAGCAGAGCCTCGACGCTGGCGTCGTCCCAGCCCACCTTTTCGGTGACCCCGGCTTCGTCGGCAAACCTTCGCCCCATCTCCATGACCGCCGGAATGTCCGAAAGCGTGGCCGGGCGGATCATTCGGTTGTCGCGCTCGCTGTGCCGGAATAACTCAGCGTGTGGGTCCCGCTGGCGTTGCGCAGCAGCAGTTGCAGCTCGTAATTGCTGGAGGCGGTCAGGCCCGTTATCGTCTGGTTGATGCTGATTGCGCCGCTGGTTGACGTGCCCGACGAATCCACTTCCGCCGCCAGCCCGCTTTGTACTTCGGCCCCGGCGTCGATCCATGTGACATCGCCCGAAAGCCGGTATTGCCACTTCCCGTATGCGTGGTAGCTGCCCGCGCTGCCGTCGCTCAGGAACTCCAACGGAGCGGCAAGGTCGATCTCGCCGCTGGCTCCGCACGCCAGGGTCAGAACCCCCGCGTTGGCGCTGCCGTAGCTGGCCGAATTGGTCGCCGTGATGGACGAGTCATAAACCGATTCCGAACCACCCCCACTCGACGGCGGCGGGTCAGCCAAAACCCTGTTCACCACCAGGATACGGCTGCGGCTGATGTCCTCATAAACCGAGGTGATCTGGACCACCGACGAGCTTTCCAGCGCGGTGATGTTGACGATGCCAGTGGCCGCGCCAATGGTGTAAGTGATGCCGCCGGAAAGGGTCGTCGCGGACCATGTGGCGCTGGTCGTGACATCCGTGACCCCGTCATACCGCGTCGCCGCCACGTTGCGGGGAAGCTGCCCGGAAAGCACAACCCCGGTGTGATCGGCGTTGACCGTCAGCGGGGCGATGTCGGGCGTGACTGTGTTGCCAAGGTTGAGCGCTGCCGCGATGTCCTCCAGCATTGCCGCCTGTTCCGCTTGCACGGCAGCCAGGTCAGCAAGGATCGTGTCTTGCGTGGCTTCCTGCGTTTCGATCTTGCTCATCACAGACTGCCACCAGCGTTGCAGCGCCAACAGCGGCTTGCCTGCGCCGTCCACAATCGCTTCGCTGCGAGGAAGGCGGGGAAGGCGGAACTCAGCCATCAGCGCCCCCCATAGCTTTCGTTAATCAAAACGTCAGATACCCTGAATGGGACAGGAGCGGTGACCCTGAACTCAGCCAGGAAGCCGGGGCGCGAGGCCATCCCGCAGGCGCGCCATTGCACCTTCGTGCGGTAATTGCCCTGCTCTCCCAGCGCCGTGGCGCGCCAGTTGCCCCAGGTCTGCCCGGCGTCTCGCGAGACCCGCATTTCCACTTGTGGGTCGGTGTAATCACCCGTCAGGAACGGGGTCTGTCCGACATTGCTGCGAAGCTGGACGTTGGCGATGTTCAACCCGCCCGAATTGATCGGTGCGCCGGCCCGAAACCTGCGCTCCAGCACCCCACCAAGATCCTCGTGGCCCGTGCCCCACGCCAGCGTCTTGCCGTCCAGCGACGACCCGAACACCCCATCAGCGTAGCATTGCGGTATCCAGTTGGTTTCGCCGTGCGAGGCAAGTTCGCCCCACATCTGCGAGCGCAGCCCCCACGCATGGGTTTCGTCGTCCAGGCGCAGGCACAGGAACTCCAGCCCGCCAAGCGTATAAGTGAACAGCGCAACGCTGGTGGCGGCCTCGATCTGCTCCTCAAGCCCCGGATTGGAGATGATGTTGTTTTCGTTGGTGAAGCACACCTGATTGTCGTTGGTCACCCAGGCGAAGGTCGGGCCGATAGCGGCCATACACCCGGTCGCCTTGACGCCCTTTTCAATGACCATGCCCTCAAGCGGGCGGAACGGAAGGTCGCTGTCCCCGGTGTTGGGCCAGAACTCGATGGTTTCCTTGCCGCCCAAGATCAGCATGTCGTCAAGGAACAGCCCGTCCACCAGCGCATCGGGCGAGCTTTCCGCCGTGGCGAAGTCGAGCGCGTCCACCGTCGCGCCGAGCGATGGCGTCCAGTAAAACTTGCCGGTGCCATCGCGCAGGAAGATAAACCGCGAGGCCCCGGTGATGACTTTGGTGACGTTGGCGCTGTCGGGAAACGACACGTTCGCCAGCGTCGTGCCGTCATAGTAGCGCGGCGTCCCGCCCGCTGTCGCCATGATGCCGATTTCGTTTCCGGTGATGGACACCGGGCCGCTGCCCGTGATCGTGCCGAGCGAAGTGGTGCCGCTGTAGATATTGCCGGCAGACACGCCGATCAGTGCACCCGACAGCACGCCGTCTTTCTGGAACAGCGCCTTGACCGGCCCTGCACCCATGTCCGCCGAGCGATCCGACAGGCCGGGCCGTGATTGCAACACAACCTGGCGGTCTTCGGTCGGCGCTTCCTCGGCAAACATATTGATGACGGGAAGGCTCGGGAGGTCACCCCGTGCCCGTGCGTAGGATGACAGGCCCCATTGAAGCTGTGCCATATCTACGCGTCCCGATCCGGGAAGTGTTTCAGCATGACTTCTCCCGGTGTTCGTGGCAGATTGAGCGGATGTTCAACAACCGGCTCAGTCCCCAGCGCGGCGACTATCACTTCCGGCTTCCCATCGGCGGCAAGCGGATTGTCTATGCTTACATTCGCAAGAATGGATGCTCGGCCTTTAAGGTGGCTGCCGGTCTTCCCGGTGCCCACATCGGTCAGCTCGTAGATGCGTACAAATGGCGACCGTGGCAGCGCAGCGACGCCGCGATCTTCGTCTATCGCGACCCCGTGGAACGCCTGGTCAGCCTGTACCGGAACAAGGTCATCGACAACGTGGAGAACGGCGATATTCTTCGCGCTTACCGCAACACGATGGGCGAGGAGCCGACCACCTTCGAGCGGTTTGTCGAGTTCGCTATCCAGGGCCGCGACCCGCATTGCATTCCGCAGCGCAAGCACTTGAAGCCGATCCGCTATACCCATGCGATCCGGCTTGACCGGCTTTACGAAAGCATGGCCGAGATCGTTGGTGAGGAAGCGGCAGAGCCGTTCCGCCACCGCGTCAACCCCTCGGTGCCCACCCCTGTCCATGTGACCGACCGGGCCAGAGAACTTGTCGTCCGGCGCTACGCTTGTGACTACCGCATGATCCGGAGGATAGAACGTGAGCACGGAAGAACTGCAACTCGCGCTGCTTGAACTCGGCCTCACGCCGAACAAGCTGGCCGACGAATTTCAATACAATCACGCCGAACGCGAACTGCTGCGGCGATGCGTTGCCGGGCTTGCCGTCCCCCCACCCAGCCTCGTGCGCGGCATAGATAACCTGCTTTGGCAACAGGGTTGGCTTGCTTGCCCAGCGAACCCTGGATGATTAATGCCCTGAGTGCTCGACGGTAATAGTGACCTGCGAGCCTTCGGTGATCGGCCCAAAGGCGTCCTTGCTCGCCCCGGTCGAAAAGTCGTAAAACGAGACGGGCGGATCAGCCGACATATTAGGGTCGGGCGAGGCCGCGCTTGTGCTGAGCCGTTGAGTGCTGCTGATCGTGCTGTTATCGCAGTCCGCCGTGGTTCCCGCCGTCCCGTTGATCTCCACGCCGATGCACTTGTTGAGCCAGGTTTCCATGACAACGCTGTCCCACCCATTCATCCAGTCGAAGTGAAAGGTCGAGCCGCGCGGGTGCCAGTCGGCTTCGGCCCTGCCGTGGCGGTCGGACGAGAGGTAGAGTTTGGAGCGCCAGGCGTGGCCGCTTATGCCGGGCCGCCCGTTGGCGAACTCGGTCTTGACCTCGAACTGCGGCACGCGCCACCAGCCATCGGGGCACTTGTTGGCGGTGACGGCCTGGTCAGACGAATGGATAATGGGATAGCGAAAATGATCGCGCCCGCCGGTGCTGGTCAGGTTGTGCCCATCCCAACAGGCCGGTGCGTTCATGTTGGCGATGAGGACTTTGTCGGTGCCCTCGCAGGCCCCACCCCACGGATCGGTGCCATCTTCATTGACCAGTTGCCGGAGGTAGCCGAGAGCATTAGGGCTCTCATCGGCGGTGTTCCCAACAGCTGGGGAGACAAGGACGTTTGCGTCGTTGAAGCAGGCCCAGCCCGTCCAACCGTTGTACCGGCGACCGTCGGCCTCCTTGAGCCAGCCCTCGTTGTCAGGGATCTCGGTTTGCCGCGCGGTGTTCAGCCGGTCGGACGGATCAACGCCGCCGATGAAGGCCAGCCCGCGCAGCAGGCGATACAGCGGTGGCGACATCGACGTGTGCGACATTTGGTAATAGAACGTGACGTTGTTCGGCTTGAGCGGGACGGACACCGTCGCCGTTAGCTCGTACATTAGCGCCGGTTCCCAATAGCCGGTGGCGTTGACCGGGCCGCCGGCACAGGCCGACTTGGGATTGTTGCGCAGCGTCGCGTAAGTCGAGTTGTGATTGGTCGAAAAGTTACCGATGAAGTCGTGGTGGTGCGCCGAACCCGCTTGGCTGAAATAAAGGATCGGGTCGTCGTTAGCGAAATGGGTGTGGTTGCAGGTGAAGCGCGCCTTGGGAGAGACAGAGCTGGTGTTGTAGGAGACCCCGCCCTCAAGCCACTGGCTGCGGGTGTAGTTGGTGCTCTCGTCGATGATTGCAGGCTCGTAATCGAGCGCCACCGGATCGCCGCCTTGGGTCGAGTTCGATACTTCCGGGTGGCGGTCCACGCCGTCACCGACAACCGGGGTGGTGGTCCAGGTCGGCGTGCGTTCAGCGGTGGTCCACGATTGCGCGGCGGCGACTTGCCCGCCTAACAGTGCGAGGAGCGCCAGCGTTGATGCGATTAAGCGAGCCATGCTTCGATCTCCGTATCCTCAGCGGTGGTCGTGGCGCGGCCAATGACGCAGACGCCCTTGTAAAGCCGACCCTCGGTCGTCGTTGAGCGATGGAACAGGTAAAGCAGCGAATTGTTGGAGCGCAGCGTACCGGACACCGCCGTCGTGCCGTTGCTGGTGTTGTTGAGCCACACTTCAAGGGCCGTCGTGGTGTGCTTGCTGCGCATGGTAAAGCGCGTGTTGGCGGTCACGGTGTTGGCCGTCACGTCGACGATCTGCGTGCCGGCGGTGTTGTAATGGCTGGTCTGGCCGGTTCCTGTAGCGGGTATCCGCAGCAGGATTGCGAGCCGCGATACGCCGCTATCGTCGGCGTTGATCAGTTCGCGGATCTCGGTGTTGCTGGTGACCTGCCACGCGCCGAACGCGGTCATCTCGCCGCTGGCGTTGGTTAGCGGAGCGGCTGCCGAGACGAGCTTGGAGGTGCCAGCCGCACCATAAACATAATCGTTGGTGCCATCGTTCTGGAGCGTTAGGCCAGTGGCGTCGGTGAACACGATATTGCCGCGCTTGCCGACCCACCGCTTGATGGTCTGACCCACAGCGGTGACCGGGCTGGTTCCGGCTTCGTCCTGGAACATGGTGTTGCGGTCGGTGACGCTGAACCAGTCGCCGTTCTCGGTCGTCAGCCACAGGCTATCAGGGTTCCACGAGGCTGCCGCAATGGTATCGGACAGGATGGTGGACCATGTGGTCGTGCCGCCGCGCAGAATGCCCTCTTGCACTTCGACCAATGCCGAGCTGGCCAGGGCGTTGATGGCATCGCTGAACAGCGGCCACGGATAAGCCGCAGCATCGGTGCCGTAAGTGAACACGAAATCACTGTCGATCAGGACATTGGTTTCGTCGGTCCACGCCCCGCCGTCGATACGGAAGCGACAGGTCAGGTAATCGTCGTTCGAGCCGTCCGCTATGCCGTCTTCGTCCACATAGACATCGGTGTAGGTGCTTTCCCACGCCATCGGGTTGGCCCCGGCCACGCTGGTCTGCGTGAGTGTGGGGGCGGTTGCGCTGGGCGGTGTGGGCACCACGGCAGTGATGGCGCCCGCTCTGCGCTTCCCGCGCCCGCGTGAGTCCCAATAGCGGAGCCGCGACAACATCAGTAGGCTTCCATGAAGTAGGAGGCGGGCCGGTAGTTATCGAGCATCTGGCGCTCTAGGATCTGCGCCCGGATCATCAACTCGGCGCTCGGCTCCTTTTGGAAAATCGCGCAGCAGCGCACAGCCAGGTTGGCGTAAACCGTCTCAGTCAGCTCTTCGGGAAAATCGACCGTCTCGCCAGCGTTCGTCACCGTGTCCATCGCCCGATCGATGTCGAGCTTGATGGCGTTGTTTGACGTGGGCACCGGCCAGACGTGCAGCACAAGGGCATCCTCGGCCCGCTGCACATAGAATATCGTGGAAGACCCTGCCGCCGCCTTGTTGGGCAGCACATTGTACTCGTCCCGCTCGAAGCGCACCATTTGCCGTTCGTTCGTCGCGCTTTCCACATAGCGCGCCCCATTGACGCCCCGGACATAAGTCGGAAGCGCGATGGTGGCGGTTGCAGCGGTGATGGTCTGTTCGATGGTTTCCTGCTTCCACAGCGCGCCCTGCATCTGCCAGCTCTTAAGCATGGCGTTCAGGCGGCGCAGGCACTTGTCCAGTTCGGCCGCTGTCGGATCTTCGCCCAGGGGCAGGATACCGTTCTCATCGAGCGCATCGGTCACGAGGTCACGCGCTGTCGAGCTGAAGGCGGTTGTTCCGCTGGTCGCCACTACAAGTCCTCCTTCGTGGTCTCGTTGGGCGTGTTGTCCGTCTGGTTGTCGGGCCGCGCATTGGGCCGGGGGACGCCCTCGGCCTTGACCTTGGGGGCGGACATTTCAGGCGGACGTGGATCGAAGTCGGCGGAACAAACCATCAGGCCGGTCCACTCTTTCTTCAATTCGGATAGGCGGTACTCAAAACCGCACCTGTCGCAAACCGCCTTGGTTCCGCCGGGCGTATAGCTCATCGGGGCCTCCTGCTATTTGCGTGAGGAAATTGCCTCCCATTTAGGGTGGGAGGCGTCCCTGATCTTAGCTACGGATAGCAACGATCGCCCACGTCCCCGCGCCCGGCACCAGCGCGCCGGCGGTGGGGTTGACGAACGAAACCGCCAGTGTATTCGCCGCTGATACGCGGACGCCCGCGATGCCCGTTGCATTGCCGGTAGCGGCGTGATTGACGAACACCTTGTCCGCCGTGGTCAGCCCGGTGACGGTGAACGTCTGCTCCGCAACGGTCGCTGCGGCAACCGAGGCCGGGGTGACGGTCTGCGAATAGACCACCGCCTGGGTCAGCGCCGTGCCGGACGAGCCGACCTTCACGCTGGTGCTGCCGGTGACGCTCGCGGCTGCTACCGCGTCGAAATTGGTGGTTCCCATTAGGGTTCTCCTGGAAAAGAAAATGCCCCGCCTTTAATTGGGCGCGGGGCCTTCCCGTGCGGCGTGTTAAGCGCCAGCCGACCCGTAGATGCCGCGCCAGTCGCCGGCCACGGGAACATAGCGTTCCGTCGCCTTCGCCTTTGCGTTCTCGGTGTCGAAGTCATTGTCCTGCTTGAACTCCAGCGCGCGGCGCTGGAAGCTGAGCAGGCCGTACGGAATGTCGGTGGTCAGGAACCACGCGTCAGTGTCCGTAAGGTAGGGGTCCATGACCACCTGATCGACAACGCCCTTTACCTTGAGAGCGTTTACATCGTTGTTTGCAGTGCCGGAACGCTCAGAGCTTTCCAGAATGCGGGTCGCGTTGGCCCATTCGGAGGGGTGAATAATCAGCGTCCGGGGCTTGGCACCAATCTTGATGCCTCGCGCGTTTTCCATCAGCATGATATTCGTCGCCGCGCTTTCCAGCCCGGTTTCCGAAAGGTCGGCCGCCGTCAGAAGATTCGACTGGTTGCCCGAAATGGTCGGGTGGGCAGCCGAAAACAGTGCCGCACCATCCCCAATCGGGAAGCTGGTCGAAAAGCCGTTGTTGAGGATGTTCGCGTGAACGATGCACTTGGTAGCGTTCATCGAACGGGCCAGTTCGGCAGAGCGGCGTTCGCTGATCTGCTTATACTGGTTGTCCTCGATGGCTTCCCGCGTGACGATATAGCCGAGGCCATAGGTCTTGTTCGTCGCACGGGTCTTGTAGCCCTCGCCGTCGTTGTCGTACTGAATCGAGGCGCCTTCGGCCTTTTCAGCCGCAAGGCCAAAGCCGTAGGCTTCCGCGAACTCTTCGTAAGCCTTGTTCGATGTTTCCATCTGGAAATAGGCTTCGTAGGGCTTGCCCAGTTCGTCGTACTTGTTGCCGAACCAGAGCTTGATGCCCGGCCAGAGGGCAGACGGGTGAGCAGAACGAGTAACAGTCATTGTCCGTCCTCCTGTTAGACGCCGGTGGTGCCGGCGGCCGGGGTTTCAGTTGCCTCAACGATGGACACGAGCCACCTCGTTGAAGTGCTGCCGAGCGCGTTGTTCACACGGGGCGACTTGCCCACAACGCGAACCTGGGCGGTCGTGGTGGCAGCGGTGGAGCTGTCGAGCGCGTAGCCCGAGAGCTTGGTCGTGGTGCTTCCAGCAGCGGCCACGAGATCGACGTTAAGGCCGATGCTGGTAGTGGCCAGGAAGCCGGCGTCGCCATCCTCGTTTGCCTCGAAAACAAGGCTCGGATCGTCCGCCACGAGCACATAGTCTGCCGTGGAAGCGGTGCGATAGCCGCGATTAAGCGCCATAGCGCCAGTAGCATCGGGGTTCGGCGCAAAGCCGACCACAACGCCGGTAATCCGGTCGCCCGCCGCAGCGCGTGCCACGCCGGGAACGCCGTTCGTGTCGCCGGTACCGGAGATAATTACCGGGTCGCCAACGAAGATGTTATTCGCTTCACCGGCAGCGACGGAATAAACATTCGCCGCTCCGTTGTAGGGTGCCCCGCTCTTGTAGCGAACGGGTCGAAGTCCAAAAGCCATGCTGGCCTCCTAGAGCTTGTTGCCGGGAACCGAATACATATCGGCCCCCTGTTCGACGGCAGTCTTGGCCTCGGGATGCAACAGACGTTCCTCCACGATAGCCCTGTTCCGCGCGTCTTTCTCGCGACGGTCATCGGCCATGAAGGCCTTGGGCTTCATAAGAAGGTGCATCTTCATTGCAGTGCCGGCCTCACCTCTGCCGCCATGAATCGGATCGACGTCGGGAACTTTGTCCCAGTCATCGTTCTTGGTGAGCTGTTCCATTCGGTTGCCGTCATCGCGTGCCCAACGAAACTCCATGTCGGGGTGCTTTTCTGTAACGGCTGCGGGAATGGCCAGTTTGTCGGTTGTGCCGCCTTTTCTGCGGCGGCGCTCGGTTTGCGTCACTTCCGCCCGCTTCGGACGCCCCGGACGCGGGGTTGCTTCAGTCTGATCGGCGTTCATTTACGCCTCCTCGAAATAGATGCGTGCGTATTCGTCCCGCTTGCCGTAGCCGCGCTTCTCGTAATCGAGGGCGGCGGCCTGCGCATCGGCGGGCATGGCACTGAATCCCTTGGCGGCGGGTCTTGCCCCGCGATTGCCCGGTTCGTTCAGCGGTGCGGCTTTCGCCTTAGCCTTCGGCTCGGGGAACAGTTCAGGGAACAGCCCCTTCGCTTCGCGCTCGACAATCGAAAGCTGCCGCGCAGGGCCGATGCCCTGTTCGTAAAGCTGTTGAGCGCGGTTTTGCGCCCACACGGTCGCCTCCTGGTCTTTGCCGAACCATTCGTTGCGAGCCACGAAGTCCCGTGTCTCTGGCGGTGTGGTGACGGCCTCCGGTTTCGGCAGGCTCCGCAGCCCCTCGTCGGCCGCCTCAACCCCGGCATGGTCGCCCATGTCTATAGCCTCACGGCGCGCGTCCAAGATGCGCTGCCGCTCCTGCGCAACCGCGCGTTCGGTCAACTGGGCGCTGGTCCGCGCCATCGCGGCAAGCTGGTCCTCGAAACTCTTGAGCTTGTTGCCGAGCTTGTGGTTCACATCGACAGTGGCCCGCATGAACTCGTGGGCCGGCTTCCACTTGTCGGGATCGCCGCGCCACTGGTCCTTGGGCGTCCAGCCCATTTCGCTGGCAAGGTCATCGACTGTCGGCTCGGGGGGTGTGTCGTCGCCACCCTCGATGACAACAGCGTCGTCTTCCACGGGCGCGTCAATAGCGTCCGCAACCCCCTCTTCGGGGGGCAGATCATCTTCCGCCATCTGGCGATACTCCTATGGACTGAGTTGCCCTACGCGGGCCGCGTTGCTCCCGTCTCGGGAATTACTCGAACTCTGTCACCAGCGCGGAGCCGGTGCCGTCGGCTGCCCAGATACCTGTGACCAGGCCGGTGTAGCCGTAGGGCATCTCGTAATACTCACCGCTCGCCACAGCCACGCTGTAGGAGGTGCTAGAGGCGGTGCCGCCACTCAGGTCCAAATAAAGCGCGTTGGCGTCGGTGTTGGTCACGATAGCGCCCTTACGGGCCGTATTGGCGGCCAGGATGGTCACGCTGGCGATGCCGCTGGCAACGCTGCTCTTGGTGGCCGATGACGCTGGGGTCGAAGTGTCGCCGCCGGTTGCCGAGACAGCCTGCACCTGCTGGATGTAGCCGACCCTGCCGTCATCAGCGGCAACGCGGGCACCGAGCAGCGTGTCGTTCTTGCTGAAGCGTTCAGCCATTGAAAATCCCCTTCAGGTCGGTGTCCGCGACAAGGCGGTACTGCTTGCCGTCATCGCCCTCAACTTCGGTGCCGGCGTAGCGCTGGAACAGCACCACAGTGCCGCTGCTGGGGGCTTCAACAGCCTCCCAGTCGCCGCCCTTGAAGGCCATTGGCGACACGTCCACGATCCGGCCCCGCTCAGAGGCGCTGTTCTCGCGCTCGGTGTGCTTGGTCGGCAGGATAATGCCGCCAGCGGTCACCTCCTCCAGTACGTCAAGCGCCACCAGCACGTTGTAGCCGACGGGCTTCAGCCCCGGCTTGCAGTCTTCAAGTTTCGGTATCATTGATCGCCTTCCAATCTGCGAAGGAACTCTCAGGCAAGGCAAGGTAGCAGTCGGCCCGCACCCGCGCTTCATTCAGAAGCAACGGATCAAGGTCACCCTCCCACGCCATTTCCGCCCATTTGGCTTTCTGGGCCGCCGCCTGCTTGTTCATGCAGGCAACCACCCACTCGGTTACGGGGTGGCCCAGCCAATCCCGATAGTCTTCCTCGTCAGGTTGCACCGGCGTTCACCCCCGCTTCAAAGGCGGTAATCTCGGCCTTCGCCTGATCGACCGCCAGTTTGCCGGCATCAACCGCACCGTCCTGCTGAAGCTTGGCGAAGTCGAACTGCACCTTTGCGCTGGCGGCCTGGCCCTGCATTTGGTCCTTGAAGGCCTTGGCCTCCTTGCCCTTGATCGTGGCGGCGGCATCGGCCTGCTGGATCTGCGCGGCCATCGGGTCAGGCGGGGGCAGCAGCTTGTCGATGTCCTCCACGTCCGCTGCCTCGTAAACCCGGCGCAGAGCCTCCTTGGGGTCTCCTCCGACCGCCGCCAGTTGCTCCACCGTCCCCATCAGGAACTGAGCGCGGGCCATCTTCTGCATCTTGGTGACGCTGGACGGGTCGGAGATTGGGCGGATGTCCATATCCGAACCGTTGAAGTCGGTCTCAAAGTTGGCCGCTGGATCGTCCAGCAGTTCGATGTAATCGCGCGCAGCTTGCTCATCGGTGTACTTGGCGATGTTGTCGAACAGCAGCGCAAACTCGCCCTTCAGGCCACGGTAAATCCGCTTGTAGATGGCCGTGAACACTTGCAGGCCCTGCTCGATCATCGCCAGGGTCGTGCCCACCTGCCCCATGTTGGAGGCGTCACCAGACAGAACGTCCTTGATCGAGGCGATGTCCTTCGCCGCGCCAAGAATGAGGTCGAGCAACTGAAACATGACCGGGGACAACTGCGGTGTGGTGCGCTCGTAGATGCCCTCGCGCAGCGCAGAGCCTTGCACCGGCACCGTCTTATACTCGCCGGGGCGGAAGCGTAGCGACGAGCTTTGCCCCTGCCCTTGAATGCGCAGGCCCGAACCGATGAACCCGCCGCCGGCCGTGGCCGCATGGTTGGCGTCAATCATCTGGTTTATGATCGTGTTCACCACCGCGCCGTACTGGTCAAGGAGATGGGCCAGCCCGATATTGTAGAACTTGCCCTCGGGGTGCGGCAGGAACTCGTATTTCACATAGAACTTGCGGCGTTCGATATAGGCCACACGGCCATCCACCATCTTGACCTGTTCGGGGCCGAAGTCCGGCACCACCCGCAGAATCTTGCGCTCCTTGTGATCGACCGTCACGATGTACGGCTCGGCCATACCGTCCCCGTCGAGGTCGAAGTGGCATTGCTGCTCGATCAGCAACCGCGCGTCCTTCTCCTCCGGGTCAAGGTCGATCTCGCGATACTTGCCGGTGGCGATGTCGCGCTTGATGTGGAACGGGTAGACGCCGTCGATCTCTTCGGTGATCTGCGGCGCGTCTTCCAGCGTCTTGGCGTCGTTGTTGACCACCAGCTTAAGCGCCGGCACGAAGCGCGAATTGTGCCTCCCGCCATACCACACTTTGCGGAACGCACAGCCAATGGCGGCGATCTGCGCCAGCATGGCGTCGGTCTCACCCTCCCAATCGCCCATGCGATAGAAAAGCTGGTAATTCATATAGTCGCGGACGCGGGCCGCACGCTTGGCCTTGGCCCCAGGCTCGCGCCGCCACATCGGCTCGGGCTGGGCCCCTTCGGGTAGTGGTACGAGGCCTTGCGGGGTCATCACCGCCGGGCCTTGCGGCGTCGGCACCACGGGCATCCCCTGCACCTGCATGACGGGCTGGCCGTCCGGCCCCATGACCGGCATCCCGTTATCCGCACCGACCACCTTGCAGCTTACCGCCTCGTCACCCTTGACGATTGCGGGGTACGAGCGGGCGTTGAACTGCATCACAGCATAAGGGAGCAGCGGATAGTGGACGTTGCTCGCCCCCTTCCACGGGTAGTCCTTTTCCTCCCAGTCGCAACGCGCCATGTCCTTGAGCGCTCTTTCAGCGACCTTGGACCAATCCTCCCGGCTGCGCTTGTCGCGTTCGTAATTCTCACACACCTCGTCAGCCAGGCTGGCCAGAGCGGTGTCCTCAACCAGCGAGGAGATGTCCCCATCGGCTTCGGCGAACTGCATCAGCAATTCAATAGCCTCAAGCGTGGGCGTCGGCCCCTCTGTGGCGGTCTCTTCGTCCATGCCGCCTCCTAGTACCCGGTTACGCTGCTGCGGCCGTAGTCGTCAGCCTCTTCAAAGTCGGCACTCGCCGCGATGGGTATCGCAAACGTCAGCGCCGCAGCGTCCCCGAGGTCGGGCGAAAAGCCCAGGCGCTCGCGGATGCTGTCCTTCGGTTCGAGGACCAGTTCGTTGTTCGATTTGTAGCGGGTCTTGCCCTTCTCCCAGATGGGGGAGGTCAGGTCCGCATGTAGCTCGTCAAGGTCGGGGATCTGCACCTCCCCACCCATCCAGTCGCGCATGACATCCCACATCTCAGCGCGCCGGTTGTCGTATAGCTCGTCACCGGTCGGCCCCACTCCGATGGGGGATGAGCCAAAGTTCACCGCGTTGACGCAGTAGCCGTAGCCCAGCTCAAGCAGCCTATCGACCACACCGGCACCAAGGCCGCCGACATCGACATTTACCGCAGCGGGCCTGTACTTCTTGATGATGCCGACCACATGGCCGACCGTCACCATCGTGTCGTCAAAGTCCCACGTGGCGCAGATGTTGTGCCCCAGCTTGCGCCCGATCCGATCAATAACGCCCGTCTTGTCGCCGCCGCCACGCGCCGGGTCCACGCCGATAATCAGTGCGCCCTGCGGGATGACCTTACGAACCCTCGCCATCGCCACATTCGCTGACGGGATGAAGCTGTTGCCGGCCGTCTGGAACGCCTCGTCAGCGTTGGCCGGATACTCCTGCTTGAACTTCCAACACGGCTCGTCTTCGGATTGCCCCGTGGCCGTCGCCATGTCGCGGTTCTTCAAGTACGCCCAATAAAGCTGATCGCGCTCCAGCTTGTTGGCGATCTCATATTCCGCCCACTTCTTGCCGGGCTCCCAATCCTCGGGAACATCCTTGCGATAGCCGTCATCCCAGAACCACGGCATGAACACCGCAATGTCCTCACTCGCCCCCCGCTCAGCAGCCTTGTAGCGCCGCTGATAGACGTTGCCGATGCCGTTGGCCGTGGACTCGAATATGCGCTCCGTGCCCGGTGTGTCGGACTGCGCCTGCTCCAACCCGGCAACATGGTCCTCTGCATTAGGCCAGAAGCCCACCTCAGAGCCGTGGAACAGTTGGATGGTGCTTGACCGCCCAACCTCCTTCGTCCCCGCCGTAGCGACAGCATACGAGCACTCCCGGCCCGCAAACACCAGTTCCTTGGCGTTAGCCGCTGCGGTTTCATGCCTGGCCCAGTCTGGAGCTAACTCGTGATACCGCTTGGTCATCTTGAACAGGTTATCAGTGGCCGCCTGCTCGTGTGTCAGGATGAAGGCGTTCAAACCCTTCGATCCCCACATGCGCCAGTAGAACCGTCCCTGCAAATACGTCGAGCAGCCCATCTGCCGACCCTTGCAGATGATCGCCCGGACCTTGCCGGTCTTGCGCCTCTGCGCCTCCAGCTTGTCGTGGAGATGCCGCTGCGCCTTGTTCAACTCGAACGGCACCACCTTGCCCGACTTGGTGCGGATCTTGAGGCAGTGCTTGGCAAAATATGTGAAGTCGTCGCGCAGCCGCTTGAGCTTGTCGCGGTCGAACTCAATCGTCATCGTCTAGCGCATCCAGCGCCGAGCCGAGATCCACCCTCCCGCTATGCTCAACCTTATCTGTGAACATCTTCAGGTGGCGGCCAAGAAGCTCGTAGCCCTTGAGGGCGGCCTGCGGGTTGCCCTCCTCGCCCGCCGAAGCACACCGCTCCGTTACCGTGCGGATACCGTCGAGCACATAATCCGAGGTGATCGCGGTCCTTTCGGAGCGGGCGTCCATCGCAGCTTGTACGGCCATAGAGACCTTAACATTGCTCAACAGTCGTGAACCCTGCTGCTCCGCCGTCTTCGCGCTGTAGCCTGCGCGTACGGCGGCCTGTGTGGCGTTCAGGTCTATCAGGTACTCACGAACGAACTGTTCCTGTTTAGGTGTCATTTGTAAGCCTCCATTCTGAGGCACTGGTTTCATTCGCCGTCGCTGCGGATCTCTTGTGGGTTGCAGATCGGGCAATCATCAATCGGACACGGCACCAAGCCTATGTCGCGGAACACGCAGCCGCAGCTTGTCGTCACCTTCGCGCGCCTGTTACTCATCGCGATCCTCGATTATCTCTTGCAGCAGCATCGTGGCGTCGCGGAAGTCGCCAGCTTGAAACCCCACGATGTCGGGCAGCGTTAGCGGCTCGTCGTCGGGCCCCTGCAGATCCACAGGGACGTCATCCTCACCGTAGCAATGTGGCTCGGTCAGGCGCTTGATGGCGTAAGCTGCGGTTAGTCCGGTAATGGCGGCGATCAGGACAGAGGCGAGAGGCCAGTCCATCCGCATCACCCCTCCTCGTCAAACATGCTGTGCGTCTGTGCGTCGATCCTTGCTTGTACCGCTGCCCATGCTGCGTCCGTGTGCGCTCTGGCCTCTGCCAAGCCTTGCAGCGCAACCTTGAGCTTGCTCATCGGGTTGGGCCTTGGCCGTGCCTTGCTGGGCTTGCGTAGGTGGTGCCGGCAGTCCTTCACGTCCTCACGCGCGGCAGCCTCGACGTTACGGCATAGCCCAAGGTGTTCGATCAGCTCGTCTAGCTGGTCGCGCGTGGCGTACATGAGGCAGCACCTCAATAAACCCCGCGCCGGATTGCTCTAGCGCGGGAGGCTGGCAAGGGAGGAACCAGCCTGTAACTAGGTGAGCAGCCAAACTATGCCGCCGCCGAGGCTGGCACACACTAGGCCGAAGCATCCAAGCATCCGAAGCATCTCACCGGGGCCGGGGAACTGTGGAAGCATGGCTCACCTCCAATTAATCCCGACCGACTCTTGCCGATATCACCTGTGGCAGATGCCTGGATTTCGTGAGGTCAGGTCGGGTCCGCCGGAGCGGATTCAAGTAGCCCGCCATGGTGCGCATCGTGGAGAGGCGTGGCGGGCTTTCTAACGAAAAAACCCCGCCGGTTAGGGCGAGGCTCCGCCGAACTGAGAGCAGCCCGGCATCCGATGGTAACCCGCAAGCCTTAGCCCAGGGCGCATCTCTAAACAATAATTCCCCTTATCAGTTATCCCGTAATCTGTCAAGCGGGCCTGCGAACTTATTTTCGCAGGTGCTCGCCGACTTCGATCAGCTCGGCCATCTCGCGGCAGGCGTTGTGTTTTGCGAAATGGACCGTGCTTATCATTGAGCAGTCATTCAGGCGCTTGACGTTCTCCTCTGTCCACGGATTGCGGCGCAAAAGCTGGTCCATAAGGTAACCGTCCTGGCAGATCTCAAAGTTCACCTCCTCATAGCGCCGGATAAACTCCACGATGCGTTTCGTATCCTCGTTCATATCCCGATCTCCTTTGCCAGCCTGTCCGCAGCCTCCTGAAGCTCATACAGCGCGATCCGGTGCGCCATCTTGCGTGGCTCATACCAGCGGACGATCTTGCCGCCCTGCGCCAGCCTCTCGCGCATCACAGACCCGCTCCGTTCCATTGCCCACTGACTGACGCTTATCTCGCGGACGCAGATCGCATGGGCGATGTCCTTGAGGTTCTGGTGCTCCAGCGCCTTCATCAGCAAGCCAAGTTCGATCCGCATACGGACCCCGAAGTGCGGCAACCCCTCCCCCGTGCCATAGACCGAGAAGTCGATGTTCGACTTGATCTCGGATCGCTCGGCAGCGTTGGCGATGTCGGCATAGCGAGCGAGGCCCTGGAACTGCCGCTCGTTGATCTTCCCGGTCGAGTACAGTGTCTCGATGGGCGGGATGACCTTGACCGCCGGGCCTGCGCTGCGGAAGTCGTTGAAGGTCTCGCGCTCGATTGTCGCCTTCAACTTGCCCTCAACATCGTTGGCCGGTGGCGGAAGCACCGCCGCCTTGATCTTCGTGCTGATGCGCTGTGTCCGGCGCTTCGCTGCTTTGGTTCTCGCCTTGCCCATGACCCCACTCCCGTCCGTTAGAATATACCAGACAATTCGGTCCACGCCTTCGCCCAATCGGGCCTTAACCCCAAGTATTCCCCAGATTTCCACCGTTCTCGCATCTCTGCTCTTGTGAACCGGCCCCCGTGCAGATCGCACAGGAACTTGGTGGATACGCTCACGCGACATCACTATCGGCCCAGTCGCGCCCGACCTGTTCGGGAATGTGGACCTGAACACTTAGGCCGAGCCGTCCCGCTAGTTTGTGCGCCAGTTGGAACGCTGCCGCCTGCCCGCCGAACTTGGCGTCTGCATCCCCGAAGATCAGCACCTCGCTAACCCCTGCCGGCGGCTCCCACTTGCCCAGCATCGTGGAGTTGATCGCGCTCCACACCGGCACCCCGAACTTGGCCGCCGCAGCAAAGGCCGTCTCGATACCCTCGGCAATACCGAGCCGTTCACCGTGAACCGGGAACAGTCGCACCGCCGATCCGGTGGGCAGCTCGCCCGGCATCATCGCGCGGGGGTTGTCCATCTCGGCTTTGCCATCGGGGCCGAGGAACGTGCGGTGGATATTGGCCGCGCTGCCGTCCGGCTTCTGCACCAGCGCCAGCAACGCGGGGCGCTTCACCCCGTCCGGTGCCGGGCACTCGGCGGCGAACCGCAGGCACCCCGGCAGCGACTTGGGCAGCCGCACCCGGCCCGTGAGGTAGGCGAACGCCGGGTCGCCAGATTCCAGCTTGGCAGAGGCGGTCCACAGCCGGTTGAGCATCGCCCGGCGGGCGTTGTCGTCCATCCTCGCCTTGGCCGGCTCGCGGTCCACGTTGCCGACAATCTCGTCCACGTTGCGCGCCGTGGTGGCGAAGTCCCACCCGTTGATCGCCATCAGGAAATCGAACCCGTTGCCGGCCCCGCACTGGTTGCAGATGAACGAACCGGACCCGTCGCGATTGTCGAAGCGAAAGCGGTCCCTCCCCTCGCACATTGGGCAGGGTCCGTGCTTGCCGCCGAGGAACTTCTGATCGACCCCGAGGGCGAGGAGGATTCCCCTCCACTTGCCCCGTGCTGCGTCTGCGGTTTTCATTTCGCGGCCCTCCGTTTGGCAAATCGGATGTCCTTGGCCTTCACCCACGAAAGCGTTTCCGGCGTTGGTTCCTTGACCGTGTCATCCAGCCCCCGAGGCCACACCTTGAAACGATCCCGGTAGGCATGGGCCACCCAGCCCGTTGACCGCCCCCGGCTGAATGCGATGGCGCGAAGCTGCGAATAGAACTCCTGCTTGTCCGGCTTGGCCGCTTTGGGCTTCACCTCGACAAGCTCGCCCTCCTCGAACTCGATCTCCGATTGGCGCTCCGGTGCAAACCCGCAGGACGGGCACTCGCGGCCCGTCTTGAGCGTCCCGCATGAGGCGCACTCGGTCGGCATCCGCTCGCCCTTTTCCTTGAGGGTGGCAGGTGCCTTGTCCTTGCCAGTGAGCAGCGCCGGGTGGTGGATGTCGGTCACGAACCCGAGCCGCGCGTGGTTATCGCTATGGTCCAAAATCAGGCAGTCTAATTTTCCCGGTGCCGTGCGCAGGCCGCGCCCGATGCACTGGACGAACAGCATCTCCGACTTGGTGGGCCGGGCCATCACGATGCACCGGATGTCCGCGTCAACGCCCGTGGTCAGCGTGCCCACGTTGACGATCCCTGCCAGCTCACCCCGAGCCAAGCGGGCGAACAGCAGTTGCCGCTCGATCAGGTCGGTGTGCGCTTCACAGTACCCCATCGCCACACCGGCAGCAGCGAACGCCGCTTGCAGCTTGCGGGCGTGGGCCAGGTCCACCGCGAACACCAGTGTCGGGCGGCGCTCGGCCCGTTGCAGCCATGTCTCGACCACATCGGCCACCAGCGTGCCCTCGCCCATGACTTCGGAAAGCTGGCCCTCGTTGTAGTCCCCTGCCAGCGTGCGAACGCCGCTCAGGTCGGGGTGCGAAGGGGCGAACACCCGGAAGGGCGAGAGGAACCCCGCGTCGATTAGCTCCTGCATCCGCACGGGGATGACCAGATCCTGCCAGTCGTCCGCCATGCCGCGTGCCCAAGGCGTTGCGGATAGGCCCACGAACACCTTGCCAGGGTCGCGCTTCATCCACTCGCCAATGACATCGAACCGCTTGTGGCACTCGTCCACCACGATGATGTCGGTATCGAGCGAGAGCTTGCGCTGCGAGAGGGTTTGCACCGAGGCGACCTGTACGGGTGCCCCGTAGTCGGTGCGCGGGTGGTTGGCCTGGATAACCCCTATCCAGTCGATACCTTCCATCTCGAACGCTTCGACGGTCTGGTCGATTAGGCTGATTGCCGGAACGGTGAAGCAGACACGCTTGCCCTTGGCGAGCGCCCCCGTGACGATCTCGGCGGCGGTGCGGGTCTTGCCGGCACCCGTGGGCATCTGGAGCACGATCCGGCGATTGCCCCGCAGCAGGCTTTCGCGAAGCTGCGTCATGGCCTTGGACTGGTGCGGGCGAAGCGGGCGCGGTTGGAACGGCGCATCCACGAACAGCGGGAGGGCGCTCACTTGCCACCGCCGATCACGCGAAAAGGCTTCTCGCCTATGTCAGCACTAGAACTGCTAGCTTGGAAAGGACCTCCACCTTCACCTTCACCTTCACCAAGGTGTAGATCGTTCGTACCTACGTTCGTTGTACGTTCGTAGTTACCAACGCGGTCCTTTCGTAGAGCCACCGAAGCCCTCGCCTTGGCGCTTTTCTCGCGGACGTATTCCCACTCTTTCCGTAACCTTTTCTGGAAGATGCGGCCATTTTCTCGCGTCCATTGCGAGATGACAGGCCCGGCGATTTTGCGGAACTTGGCGGGGGTGATTTGCAGTATCCCCGCGAGCGCCTTCTCGTCGTCGGGGAGAGAACAATCTTCACTGTTCCACGCCTCGAAGATGAGCATCAAGAACAGACCGTGCTGCTCCAGCGTGAGCCGGAAGTTGTCCCGCAGATAGGCGTCGGGGAACACTGGTATGTGGCTAGGCTTGGTCATGCCGCCTCCTGTTCTTCGGGCGACATTCCAGTTACTAGCCCAGATTCAGAGGTCCAAGGGCGAGCATGCAAATAGTTTTCGCGTCCGATGATTACAACGAACCGCCCGTCCCGTTCTGGCGAAAAGACAACTAGCGGCGCGGCGAAGTCGCGGTCGTTCACCCCCAGCGCATCAGCGATGCCGTCAAGCATGGCTTTACATGCGGCGCTGCAATTGTCGGCATCTGGCAGGGGGCCTTTCGCCTTGGCGTGGACCTCGATAGTGATCGGGATTTTGCCGGGACCAAACCCGCCCGTGCCGTGCTCTTGTAGGGCCTCCAGTGTGGCCGTGTGTGCCCACTGGCGATGTTTCTTCGCCTCGCGGGCCTTCGCCATGTGGTGCGCCCTTCCATTGGGCCACAACGCCTTGTGCGGGAAAGGCAGGTCGATCCTCATGCCGCCAACCTCACTGCCGTAAGGAGGGCGCGAGACGCTGCCGTCATGTTGTTTCGGTGCTTCCTGTCCGCGTCCGGCTCGTCCACCGGCTCTTGGACCACAGAGAGTTTCACCTTGACGGTCGGCGTGTATATCTCGCCGAACCGCACAGCCTCGGCCATCCGGTCGAACAGGCGATCAAACAGTTTGTCCCTGCCCCGCCAGTCGAGGGCCTTCTGCTCCAGGTTTCTGATGGTCGAGAAGTCGCGGTTTAGGACCGTGCCGATCTGCGTGAGGGTGTAGCCTTCCGCCCGCGCGAAATGGGCCACAATCATCCGAGGGCGCACATACAGCCGGTCGCGTTTGCGTCCGACAACTTCCTCAACGGAAAGTGCCGAAAGCTCGCAGACAAAGCGAAGCACCGAATGGATCGTGAAGGTGTCCCGCGATCCCGCATAATTGAACTGGTTTTTTTCCATGACGGTTCCCTCCCGTGCTGGTTGAATTAAGCGGCCTCGCGTTCGGCCTCGTCTCTGAGTGTGGCGACATCCACGCCGGTCCATGTGCTCCACAGGCTCAAGGCGCGGTCGGTGTAGTCAGCCCGCTGGGCCTCGTTCATCGCCCGGTTGCTGGTGCTGGCGGGCTTGAAGTAGCGGTCGCCGCTCGGGAGGATGATCTCCTCGCCGATGCGCAGCTTCTCGCGGGTGATGTCGTGCAAATCCTGCTCATCGAGCGTTAGCCCGTGGGCATCGTTGAGCAGCGGGACCACCAGCGCGGCGACGAGCCAGTAAAGCCCGCGCCTGCGCTGGTTGGCCGTGCCGCCCTTGATCTCGATACGGACGCGGCCCCGGATCTCGCGCAGCGCGGTTTCCGCAGCGGCGTTGGCCGGCTTGAGCATCCCGAGGCGGGTTTCAAAGTAGAGTGGGGCGCGGTCGCTCATCGCACCGCCATCCGCAGATCGGGGCTGCCGAGTTGCATCAGCTTCGCCCGGTGCGGGGATGCCTTGGCGAAGGCCCGCGCCAGGTCTTTCATGTCGATCCCGTATTTGATCTCGAATGCCGGCTCGCCCATCCGGTGCTGTTCGGAATGATGTTCCTTGCAGCCCGAGATGGTCCAGTCGTCGGTCGGCTTGACGCTCATCGCGCCGTTGGTGCCGGTGCGAACGTGCATCACTTCAATCGGACGCCCCTGGCATCCGGGCACAGAGCAAGCGAACTCCCCCACCCACTTGGTATGGGAAGGGCAGCGGCGCTTGACCTTCGGCTCTTTTACGGCCCGGATGCGAGGTGGCAGCGACATCAGAAGGGGATGTCGTCGTCTAGGTCGTTGCTGTTCGGCGCGTGGCCGGCAGCGTCTACCTTCTCCAAGCCCTCGGCAGCCTTGCCCCAGGCATCGCCGCCGGCATTGTCGCGCGGTGCCGTGCGAACGGTGTGGAAGTCGTTGGCGCGGATCTCGTACTGCGGCTTGCCGTTGTAGTCGCCAATGGTCAGCTCGCCCGTAACAGCCACGAACTCGCCCTTGGTGAACTTGGCGGCGAACTCGGCCCGCTTGCCCCACACCGAAACGCGGAACCAGTTGGTCTGTTCGCGCTCGCCCCAGCCCTGCTTGACCGGGATGTTGAGCGAGGTAACGGACCCGCCCTGCGTCTCGCGCTGCTCGGCGTCCTTGGACAAGTAGCCGGTGATGGTGATCTGTTGCATATCAGGCTGCTTCTTTCTGCAAGTAGCGGACGCGAAGGTCGGCCACGGTTGAGTCCACTTCGGCTAGGAATGCGGTGACTTCGGCCTCGATCTCGGCAATCAGGTCGTCGTCCCGCTCGACCCGGCGGACATGCAGTTGCATCTCCAGGGGCAGGCGCGGGTCGAAGCTGGCGAAGTCGCACCACAGGGTTTCGGTGCAGGCCATCTGCCACTGCATTTGCAGCAGATACTTGCGGTCGATCTTGGCCCCGGTCAGCGTGGCAATGTGCGTGGCGCTGTTGGGGCACTTGATCTCGACAAGGCCGTCGCTGCCGATCAGGCCGTCCGGCGATGCGCCGGACATTGCGATGCTCGGGTGATCGTGAAACCCCGTCTCCATCACCCCCAGCCCTTGCGTGAATTCGTAAGCCGCGCGGGCCTGGGCTTCGGTGTCGATGCCCCACTGCATTGCAGCGTTGGTGAAGTTGTCGGGTGCCGTGCCGGTCAGCCGTTCGGTGACGAGCTGGGCGTGGTAGTTGGTCCGGTCGGCGCTCGGCTTGCCCGTCGCCAGCTTCGCCATCACCTTGTAGATGCACGAAGCTGTAACCTTGCCGAGCCGGGCGTTGAACCATTCGTCTGATCGCTGGTCCATCACGCCGGCTCCTCAACCTTGGCGTCGGTTTCGGCCTTGGCCGCCTTCGCCAGCTTATTCTCCAGGCTGTTGACCGCATGGGCGTACTGGTCCTGCGTCAGCTTGCGCAGATCGGGCACCTTGTAGAACTTGAGCATTGCGCCCGTGTCCGACTTGGTGGCTTCGATCAGCTGCACCAGCTTGGCCCACTCGTGGTCCGGCATCTCGGCCTGCGGTGCGACTTCATGCGTCACCGAATCAGCGTCGTTGTCTCCCTCTGTGGGGATCGCGAACGCCATCAGGGCCGCGTACTTGTAGGCAGCGGACATGGCCTTGTTGGTAGCCTTGTCGGCGCTGTCCATCGCCTCGCCGAAGGTGCGGACGGTGTGGGTCGATCCGTCCTCTGCCGAGATGAAATCGAACTCGGCTTCGACGGTGACATAGAACAGCGGACTGCCCTTGGCGGTCTTGCGTTCGATCAGTTCACGGGTGAGGATGCGGGGCAGGACGCAAAGCCCATGTTCCGCCAATAGCGGGGCGAGCGCGGCATACACCTCGTCAATTCCCCGGAAGGAATAGCCCTGCTGCTGGTTCTTGCGGGACTTAGAGATGCCCTGTTTGGCAAGCACCGACTGAACTGCTGCGATCTTGGCATAGACCGAGGTGTTCGGAGGCGCTTCGATTTTGCTTTGTACGTTCATGGTGTCAAACTCCCTTTGACTGCGGCGAAGATCCCCACCCCCACACCGACCACCACAGCGGCAATCAGAGGGGTTGCGATGGCCCAAAAGGTATCGCTGGCGGGGTAGGTGTCGTCTCCGAGCCACTGAGGCTCATCGGCGAACAGGGGTTCATCGCGGGGGCGCATTAGGCGGCCCTCAGCGCGAGGTGGACGATCTTGTCGCGCAGCCGGGCGTCCTCGCAGTCGCTGATCTCACGGCCAGCGGGACTGTCGGGATGGTGCGCGTGGTCCTTGATCGCCAGCCATTCGCGGACGTGATCAGCCAGTTCGTCGTGGTCGATATACTCAGGCACCTGGACGATGCAGCGACCTTCCGGCAGCAACAGCGACAGCAACTCGTCAGGAATAACCCCCGCCAGCTTGCGCACGGCACTGACCGGCATCTCCGCTGTCGCGCACCCGCTGCCGGCGTAGGAGCGCACGGTGTTGTAGGGGATACCAGCATCAATGCTGATCGCCTTGAGGGTTACCCCGCCGCGCATCGCCACCCGAAAGATTAACTCTTGGGTTGCCGTAATCTCGTGATCGTGCGCCATGATCCTATTGCCCTCCCAGGCTATTGGCGGTTGCATGGAAGTTAACCCCCACCCCCAAGTCCCCGGTCGCCCGCCCCTCCCGACCGGGGACGAAGGGGAGTGGTTCGGGTGCATCGCAGCTCGCGTGCTTGATGAACTTGCCGACCAATATTCCGGCGGGCAGGCTAACCAGGAACCAAGCGGTAAGGATGGTGAGCATTCAGCCTCTCCCAATGTCGTTGGCGGGAGCAGCGGCGATGCGCTGCCAGTAGTCGTTGGCCGGGCGGAGAATCGCCGCCGGACGAAAAGGTATGAAGATCCCGTTGACGCAGGCGCGGGTCACCAGCCTTGTCCCCTTGCGGAACAAAGGCTTAGATTGCCGAAGTCCGGGATAACTTTTGATAATTTTGCTTGCGAAATAGGATTGCCGCGCGCAGCTTCCGCCCCGGACAAAGGGGTCTCAGAATGTCGCACGCAGTTGTTGGAATTTCCGAAGTTACCGAGCCGGTCGAACTCACCCTGGTTGACGACCGATTGCTCATCACGCTTACCAGCGGGGGGAAACAGCACGGTTTCAGCCTGTCGTTCCACAAGGCGCGCAACGCGGCGCACATGGCCGTCGCCTTGCTCGATCAGCATGACCGACAATCGCGCGTGCGGCGCCTCAAGAGCATCGAAGGCGGCAAGTCCGCGCATTAGGCTACCGCCTGTGTTGCAAGGTCTTCCAAAGTGACCTTGCCGCCGGTGGCGGTGACGATCCGCTGCGCCATTTGCAGGGTGATGTTCTGTCCGCCCTTGCGGATGCGCGTCACCGATGCTGCGCTGATCCCGAGGCGGGCGGCCATCTCGCTGCCGGTGACGGCGTGGGTGCGGAGATATGCGTCTAATGTCATGCCCGTGAATTTACACGGGGCGTAAGAAAATGCAAGCCCAATCTTTACACCACGCCACATGGAGAGTTTGCGCGCCATGTAGGATCATGCCGGACATGGCAGGACCCTTCTTTAGAGAGTGGCGCAAGAAGCGCGGTTACACGCTAGAGGAGCTGGCGGGGCGGTTGGCGCTGTTTGATGACCCTCAGATACCCAAGACAGCCGCAAGCCTCTCCAGACTAGAGAACGGCATACAGCCGTACGGACAGCCGATTATCGACGCTCTAGCTGCCGTCTATGAGATTGAGCCCTTCGAGCTGATCGGGATCAATCCCGCAGCCCGCGATGATCTCGGTGCTGCCATGGGGATGCTCGGCAAGATGGATGAGGTCAGCCGCCGCCGCACCCTCAAGTTGATCGAACTCAAACTGATCGAGGCAATGGAGGATCAAGCTGCTTCCGAATCAGATCCAGCCCCCAAAGGCCCGCAAAGCAAGCGCCGGTCGCGCAAAAAGGCCGCCGGCTAATTTGCGCCCCATGTAATTATGGGTTGACTTGATCTTACGCCCGACGTAAATATCGCTTCAACAGCACGACGCTGTAGGAGTGATGAGATGGCAACAGCAGACGACAGGCACTGGTCCATCCAAACCGCACTTGAGCAAATCCGCTCGTGCGACTTCGAGTGTGAAGCTGGGCCGCTTGCAAACAACCTCGCTTGGCGATGGCTAGAACCGGCAGCGAAGGTCGGCCCGCAGTTCTGGCCCGGCCAAGGTGTCTGGTTCAAGGTGGACGCTGAGGCCGCTGGCAAGACCATCTCGCAGTGGATGCACTTCTACATCATTGGTTGCCGCATGGGTGCCGATAGTGAGCGGCGCTACTGGAGCTACGATCTCAGCAACGATCCGCCGCGCCCTTGGCATTATGGAACGATACAGTTCCGCGATGTGAGGGGCGGCGACCTGCGGCTTGAAAGCCCTGAACGGGTGCCCGCATGACCCTCCCCGAGATGGCACAGGCCGATCAGACAGCAGGGCAGCGGGTTGAGCCGGGAACGGGGCTGCCAGACAATGAAACCGCAGCTTGGGCTTGGCTCGACGGGATGGTTTCCGGCATCTGTGACGAAGAGCCGTCTGACATCGCATACTCGGCGGACCAAATGGTCACCGCCTTCATGGCCGGTAGGCGGGCCACCCGAGAGCGGGATGGCGGGGCCGCTGACATTATCACGGAAGCGCTTGGGGCGCTTGAGTTGCTCCAGTCGTTCGGCTGCCCCGTCTGCAATGGCGATTGTGGAAGCGCCAACCCTCCGGTCACCACCTGTCCGATGCAGGTTGCCCGCGCCGTCATCACCAAAGCCCGTGGCGGTGCAGCATGACCTACGCCGAGCGTATCCCCAGCACGGACTTTCCCGCATCTAACATGCGCGATAGTTCCATCGCCGAATGCCGCCGCATCGTGGACATCGCGCAAAGCGAGATCGAGCGCCGCCGCGAGCGGGCTGACATCTACGGTCGCCAGTGCATCATGGACCTGCACGACATCGTGTGGGCTGCCACGGCGGTTGAGGACTACATCACCGGGGCCGCCGATGAGCCGCAGGTTGTCCGTGAGTTGGACTCGCTGCTCACCGAATGGGCCGAGGACACCGACTACCGCACGTTCGGGGCAACGCCTGCGCTTGATGCGCTCGACCTCGGAGCCGTGTGGGGTGAGATGCTCCACGAAGGCCGCGCCTTTCTGGGAGGAGAGCGGCGATGATCAAGTGTTCAGTCATCGGCTGCTGGAACCCGGCCCCTAATAAGACCGGCCTGTGCACCGAGCACCGCCCTGCGCCAGCCCCGGCGCGGAACACGCTGGCCGAAGTGGGGGAAGCGGCGTGAGGGTGCTCATCGCCTGCAAGCGGGGGCATGTCGCTACGCGGGATAAATGGGGGCACTGCCTTTGTGTGGCGTGTACCGAATTTAACCGGGCGCGGTGGTGCCGGAACAACAAGAACTCATCCAAACTCGCCTGGAAAGCCGCAAACAAGGAGCGCCTGTCCGCCTACAGTAAGGCTTGGTCGGAACGGAACCCCGAGAAGCGGCGGCAGATCGAGCAGTCTTGGAAGGACCGCAATCCCGAGAAGGTTGCCGAGATGAGTGGCCGCGCAGGAGCCAAGTGGTCACGGAACAACCCCGGCACCCGCAATGCGATCACGAATCGCAGGCGCGCAGCCCTACTCAAGCGGACCCCGCCTTGGGCTGACATGCTGATGATCCGGGCCTTCTACGAGACCGCCGCCGAACTGTCGGCAGCAACCGGCATCCCACACGAGGTTGACCATATCATTCCACTCCAGGCGGACATGATTTCCGGCCTCCATGTGCACGACAACCTCCGCATCATCCCGCGCTCTGAAAACCGCGCAAAAGCAAACAGGTGGCAGGCATGAGCGCTCCCCGCATCCTCATCGCTTGCGAATATTCCGCCACGGTTCGCGATGCCTTCCGGGCGCGCGGGTTCGATGCTTGGTCCTGCGATCTGCTGCCGACCGAGGGCGACCCGCGCTGGCACATTCAGGCCGATGTCACAAAAACTGGGTCTGAAACAAACGAGACCCAGCTTTTGAGACAAGGCTGGAGCCTTCTCATTGCCCATCCGCCCTGCACTCATCTGGCGGTCAGCGGTGCCCGGCACTTCGCAGCCAAGCAGGCCAGCGGTGTGCAGCAGGAGGCGCTGGAGTTCGTCCGCGCCCTGCTCGACGCGCCAATCCCGCACATCGCGCTGGAGAACCCGGTGTCGATCATATCAAGCCGCATCCGCAAGCCGGATTGCACGTTTCAGCCTTGGGAGCACGGCCACGGGGAGGTCAAGCGCACATGCCTCTGGCTCAAGAACCTGCCCAGGCTGGTGCCGTCCAACGTGGTCGAGGGCCGCTCTGATCGCATCCACAAGATGCCGCCGGGGCCGAACCGCTGGAAGGAACGCAGCCGGACCCTGCCGGGCGTGGCCGGGGCGATGGCCCAGCAGTGGGGCGACTACATCCTCGAACAGCGGAGGCTCGCGGCATGAACTACGCTAGTGAAACCACCGAACTGCGTTGGTTCGATGAACACCCCAAGTGCGGGCGGTGCGGCAAGGACGCCCACGGCAGGCTCATGGGGGCGCAGAACCAGTCCTACGGGTGGCATTGCCGCCGGTGCGCAGACAAGCGCCTGAAGGACAGCGCCAAGGCTCGGGAGCGCGGCGCATGACGGGGCGGCACACCCCTGGCCAGTCGATAGGTTGGGAGAAGCGCTTTCTGGCGAAGGTTGGGCAGCCCGATGAAAACGGCTGCACGGAGTGGACTAGATCGCTGAGGGCGCACGGTTACGGTCAAGTAAACTTCTATCGGGATGGGGTGCTGCGGAATTTCAGCACGCACAGGATCGCCTATGAGCTGGCATTCGGCCCCGTCCCTGAGGGGATGATGGTCTGCCACCGCTGCGACAATCGCAAATGCGTCAATCCAGATCACCTGTTCTTAGGGACGGCGAAGGACAATGCCGTGGATATGGCCACTAAAGGCCGCGCCCAAGGAATGGGGAAGACTCATTGCTACCAAGGCCACGAACTAACCCCAGACACTACTTGGCCCCGTGGCGCTGGTCGCATCTGCAAGAAGTGCGCCCTCATGCGGACTCAAAGGTACCTAGCCAAGAAAAGGGCCGCATGATGATTTATAGCGAAGCCGCATTCTTCGACGGCAACGCCTGTCAGCACTGCGCCGACCGCGACGAACAGCAACGCCTGTCGAGGAAGCGGCAAGCCGCTGTCAGCCACTACCGCAGGAGCAAGGCACGATGACACAGCACACATGCCATGACTGCCGCTGGAGCCACACGTTCAACGCGCGGCCAGACGAGCGGGAACGCTACGGCTTCGGCGCGACGGGATACGGCTGCAAGCACAGCGTGGATGGCGGCGTTTACGTCACCAACCCCGATCAGCCCACATGCCTGCCGAGCAGCCACGCCCATCGGGAGCAAAGCGCATGACCGTTTGGCAAAGCACAGGCTCGTTCGCGGGGCTGCTGTGGTTCGACGCTGCGGTGAAGCAGCTCGCGGACGATCACGAACAGCACAAGCAAGCAATGGCAAGGACCGAGGAACGGCTTGCCAAGTGGGAGAACTACGGTGGCTGAACAGATAACAGAGGCTGCGAAATCGAGGGTGCTGGAGTTGATGAGGTCTGAGCCGGAAGGCGTTCTCTGGTCCGCCGTTGCTGAACACGCCCTCGCGCGCTTCATCATGCAGGTGTCCGATGCGGCGAAGGAGATCGTTGCGGCAGGAGGCTACTGTCAAACGAAGGACGGCAGGTTCTTTGAGGACGTTCTCGCCCCGTTCATCCTGCCAGATCCGGTCGATCCGCACGAGCAAGCCATAATCGAAGTTATCTCGCGCTGGTCGGAGGACGATGGCTACTTCGCCACCGATGCGATCCGTGACGCATTCAAGCGCGGCATCGAATTGGCTCATTCCAATGGGTAGCCTCTATCTCAAAGCATGTGCGCTTGGCGCTATGGCTGCGGGGGGTGTGTTCCTCTTGGGTGAGGGGATTGCGTACACTTGGAATCCGTTCCTGTGAGCCGCGTCGAGACGATAGGCCGCGCTACGCTTTACCTTGGGGATTGTCGGGAGATCCTTGCCGCGTTGCCGAAGGTGGACGCGGTGGTCACTGATCCGCCGTATGGCATCGGCATCACCAAGAGCAACCGCTTGGCTGTCAGCAGGGGGATGGGCGGCAAGTCATGGGATGATGAGACGCCCACCGCCGGATTCATCGCTGAAATGGCCGCAGTTGCCCCACAGGCGATCATCTGGGGCGGCAACTACTTCCGGTTGCCGGAAACCCGCTGCGTCCTTGTGTGGGACAAGCAGAACGACGACCGCGACTTCGCTGACCTTGAGATGGCGTGGACCAACATTGACGCTGTAGCCCGCATCTTTCGGATGCGACCGCAGAACATGGACGGCGGCAAGGTTCATCCAACGCAGAAGCCGATCCGCCTGATGCGGTGGTGCATCGACAAACTAAACGACCCGCAGACCATCCTCGACCCATTCATGGGATCAGGGAGCACTGGCTGCGCCGCTGTCGCGATGGGCCGGGGCTTCATCGGCATCGAGCGCGAGGCTGATTACTTCGACATAGCCTGCAAGCGCATCGACGAGGCGCAGCGCCAAGGCGACCTGTTTCTGGAGAGCGCAGCATGACCCCCGAGCCCACCTTCATCCTCAAGACCTCCTCTGGCGCAGCAATGATGAGCTTTGACAGCCTCCACCGCGCACTTGAGGCGAAGCAAGCCAAGCAGCAGCATTTCCCGAAGCCGTTGCAGATCGTGCGGCGTCGGATTGTCGAGGAGATCGTCGCGTGATCGAAGAGCCGCTGTTTTCCTGCCAAGCCAACGAGTTCTGCCGCACCGAGGTTAGCTATCCCGCTGGACTGCTGCGCGTGTGGAGTGACCAACCCATCTGCGAGGGCTGCTATGATATGGAGGTGCCCCGCGACGAGGATGACGAGCCGTGGGAGTATTTGCCCCCGTTCGTGCCTGCCTACCGGAAAGCAGCCGCCAAGCTGGTCGAGGAGAACAAGGCGATGGCACACGACCTTACCCGGTCGATGGATACCGCAAACGACTATCTCAACGAATGCGAGAGGCTTGCGGCGGCGCTGAAACGGATCGCAGCCGAGGCTTACGTTTCTGCTGACAGCCTCATCCCCCCATTCAAACCGAACGGTTGGCGCGACGTTGCCGTGGAACGGATCGACATCGCCCGCCAAGCCCTCGCAGCTTACGAAGGAGGCCGTCATGGATCGGAATGAAATCGCGAACGAGGTCCGAACAATCCTTGTCGAGATCGGCGACGCTGACCTGACAAGCCGAGCATTCGGGACCGCGAAGGCCGACTTGGGGGCGCTAGTCATCAAACACGGATCAGAAATCCTCGCCGCCCTCCGCGAACAGCCGAGCGTCACCTACGGCCCCAAGTTCCAACACCTTGCTCCTTTGGTCGAGGCATTGGATGAACAACCGAGCATGGACATAGCGGCAGAGTGCGACCGGCAGATTGCCGCAACAGCCGTCGTTGGCGACTTCTCGAAGGGCTATGTTCAAGCGTGGAAGGACGCCAAACGGCTGCTAACTAGACAGCCGGGCGAGGCCAGCCCTGCGAACCGGGGTGGGCCATTTTACAACCTTGACGACGCTCTCGCCCTCCTCGCCCTAGAGGACAAGACCGCCAGCCCTGACAGCGATGTGGTTATGTTGGCGCGCGAGGCATTGTGGAAGATCGCCCGCAACGAGGACGCCGCCTACTCGCGCGAACTCGCGGCCCATGCCCTCGCAGCCCTAGAGGACAAGACCGATGGACGCTTCCCGCAGCCGAGCCGCAAAGCTGAAGCGGAGGCCTGCGGGGAGTGCAGACTGCAACCCGGCGAAACCTGCGACATTTGCGGAGCGAAAGGTGCGACCGATGGACGCTGACACACCCAAGCTGGTCGAACGGGCGCAGACAATCGCCCGGCAACTCGACTTCCGCACCGTTTATAGCGAGGCGCGCAAACGGATGCTGCGGGATATGACCGGCGAAAGCATCGACCACCATCTTGTGCGGGTTGCTGCTGAACACGCCGCCATCGAATCCGAGCAAGCCGCAGCGAGGCGGGCGCTGAAGATGGCAGCGGAAGTGGCTGGCACACTGGCAACCGAATGGAGCGAGCGTTGGATGCAGGCCACGCCTGATCGGACGGCGCCGCGAGATTACCAGAACGGACGCCTCGCCGGGTATTCCGATGGTGCGGCAGAAGTGCAGCGCGCCATCCTCGCAATCAATCCATCCGAAGGGACCGATCCATGACGAAGCGTGACGTTGAAATCCAAGCCCTGCTCCTGCGCCATCGGGCCAACGGCTGCGTCACTGCGCTCTCAAGCTGGCGCTACTCCACGAACACGGAAGCGGCCAAGGTAGCGATCCCCGCCCTAGAAGCGCGGTATCAGACCCTCGAAGCCGAAGCGGCGGGGCTGGATGCTCTTGTCGAGCAATGGGACGAGTTCGGCCCGCACTTCGAGAAGGGACCGAGCCATGAGTGACTTGTGCCTCATTTGCCGCCGAAGCCTGTCAGAGCACGATATGGGCTTGGGCCTCCCAACGTGCCGGGGGATGGCTGTGCCAACCTACCGCCCTACACCCGACCTATCCGCCCGCATCATCGCCCGCGCCGATCAGGTGCTTGCGTGGTACCCGGAGGGCGATGGAGATTACAGCGATGGCTTCCGCGAGGCATGGCGGGAAGCCCGGTTGATGGCGAGGGGGGAATGACAGCGCAAGCGATCGCCTCGAAGTTTCGCCGTGCGCTACGGAATGAAACCGGCGCGACATTCACGCTAGAACAGTTGCGCGAGCTGGGGGAGTATGGCGTCCTGCGGCTGCTCGCAGAAAAGGAAGCCGACGAACTATGCCCCGCCATGACAGCGACTACATCGTCGGAGACTATTGGCTCGACAAGCGCCGGGATGGCAAAGCGCCGGACATCTGGCAGATCGCCACCGGCACTAGACGCGTCGTCTATCGCAGCACTCACACGCGCAGCCTAGCCGAAGCCAAGGCAGCGATTGATGCCTTCCACGCCGAACAGCAGGCCAAGCAGCCCCAGGAGGCGCACGATGCGCGGATTATCCCCCTGCTGGTCACCTACTGGAACGAGCATGGCAAGAAGGCTATCAAGCCCGACCAGATTGCCAGTTCGCTCCGCCAGTTCATCGGCTTCCTGATGCAGGACGCAGCCGGCATGAACGCGGTTGTGACCGACCTCACCCCCTCGCTGCTGGAGCGGTTCAGGGAGTGGCGCATGGGTCCGCATGAATATGCGGTGCCGTGGGGCGGGCGCACATTCAGCCATTCCTCGGCCGGTGTGAAGGGGGAGAGCGTCCAGCGCAACATTGACGACATCCGCGCGGCGATCCTCCACGCCGAGCGAAACAAGCGCCTACCGATGGCCCCCAAGATCGGGAACCTGGACAAGCGGTGGCGCTCGCAGGCGCGCGACAATCTGCTGACCATCGAGCAGTTGGGCAAGATCTACTGGTACACCCGGCACTTCCCCGAGCAGTTCCGCTATTTTGCACTGATGCTGGGCACCGGCTCGCGGCCCGAGGCAGTCGCCAAGTTCGACGCCACGCGCCAGTACGACGCCAAGCGCGCCCTGATCGACACACAGCACCCCGACGCGCCGCTGACCAACAAGCGCAATCAGTTCATCCCCGCCATTCGCCCACTGCGCCCGATCCTGCGCGCATGGGCAGAGGAGGGGGCCACGCCGGCTAAGAGCCGCAAGACAGCCTGGCGCACCATGCGGCGGGCGCTAGGGCTGCCTGCGGACGTGATTGCCAAGGACATCCGCCACACGGTCGCGACGGAGCTTTACAGCAACGCAGACGTGCCCGAGCGCCAGACCAGCGAGTTGCTGGGCCACGCCGGGCAGTTGGCTCGCACGACGAAGGTCTATGCCAAGTACCGGCCCGACCGAATGCAGGAGGCCGCGCGGGCGCTGACCACGTTTTGGCTGGAGGTAGCGCGGGAGGCGCGGCGTTATGGTGCTGACCACATGCTGTCCAAGGACGGGCGCAAGGGTAAGATTGAGGTCGCGAAAAGAGGTGCAAAAGGGAAGGATTTGTGCCACTTTAGCGCCGTGGGCGGTGACGGGCTCGAACCGCCGACCCTCTCGGTGTAAACGAGATGCTCTACCAACTGAGCTAACCGCCCCACGCACGGGAAGCCGCCATTTCTGAGGGTTTGCGGCCCACGTCAAGAGGCACGAAAACGGAACGGAGCGGAAACGCATGGCGAAGGACGGAACAGAGAGTCCCGGAATAGTCCCGAACCAGGAAGAGCGCTTCTTCTCCGCCGATTGCTTAGCCGCTGAGCCGAGGCTGGCGAGAGTGCCACTGAAGGTGCTTGATACAAGCTGGTTTGGCCACACGCTCCCATGGGGCGAGTTGATGGCATTCCATCGAGACGGTGAGTTGCTGCACGTTTACGATGCAACCATCGGCAAGGAATATCTGCCCACCACCCGGGCCATGCAGAGACTCGCGAGCCTGCCGCATTGGGGGTCGCGAACTACTTCGCCGAGAGGTAAGTCTGCAAACCTGCGGACGGGAGCTTCGACAAGATCACAAAGGGGGCACGGAATGTGTGAAAACGAAAGTGTCACAACCTCTCTCGCTGTTGGCGAGGTCATTACTTCCGGAACCGCTCAGCTAACAGCGCATCAAATCATTCACTTCGCCACAGCGTTCGACCCGCAGCCCATGCACATCGACTAA